AGCCGGCGCGAGCACCACCGCAACGGTTACCGCCCTCACCAACACCGGCGCTGAGAAGGAAACCGACGAGGCGTACCGGGCGCGGGTTCTCTTTGCTCTTCGGGCGGTCACGGGGGGCAGCAACGGGACAGATTACAAAGTCTGGTCCGAGTCGGTTGCGGGGGTTCTTAGAGCGTTCCCGTATGGTGGGAAGCCGCATACGCTGGGGCTGATCAGCTTCCCCGGCGACAGAACCGTGTACATTGAAGCGGACGCCAGCATCGACCCCGACGGTATCGCGCCGGTCGGGCTCCTCGATGAGGTGCGCACCGTTCTCGACAACTCCCCGCACGCGCTGGGCCTGACCAATGCGAATCTCTGGGTGGAAAGCATTACGCGTTCCGCCGCCACGGTGGAGATCACCAACCTGGTAACCCCGGACGGTATCACCACCGCGGTAAAGGATTCGATCGAAACGGCTTTATCTGTCTACTTTGCCGGTCTCAGCCCGTACCTCAGCGGGATCGATCTTCCGCAAAACAGGAACGATCTGATCACCGACCTGACCGTAGCCGGGGTGGTGCAGGAGATCCTGGACAACGTGGGCGCCAGCGCGACACGGGTACGGTTCAAGCTGTCGACCACCCCGTATCTCAGCAACTACCGGATAGAGCCTGGGGAACTCATAAAGCTGGCCGGGGTGGTCTATGCGTAGGGTTCTTGACGCGCTTCTGCCGCAGGGCAGCATCTGGTCCCCGATGGATGGCGGGGGACTTGACCAGCTCCTGGAAGGCGTGGCCGCCAACTCCGAGGCGGTGCGTCAGGAACTCTCCGCGCTGGCGGTTCTCCGCAACCCGCTCCTGACCACCATGCTGGCGGACCTCGAGCGCGAGTACGGGGTACTGCCGGACCCGTTGCTGGATGAGGCCACGCGGCGTGCCAGGCTGAACACAGTGGCCAACATGACCAATAGCGATGGCTCGGCGGTTACGCTTGAGTCGGTGCTGCGGTCGGCGGGCTTTGATCTGTACGTGCATGTCAACGACCCGCCGGTGGACCCCGCGCTGTTCTCTGGCGAGATGGTGGTCAACGGCGACACATACGAGCACAGCTACTACGGGGCTACGACGGCGGGCAGCGTGGACGCGGTATGCGGAGATGTGGACGCCATGTGCGGGGACCAAGCGTCCTTCGAGCAAAAGCTCATCAAGTACGGGGCGCCTACCGATCCCGGGTACTGGCCGCTCGTCTTCTTTGTTGGTGGTACGGCTACACGTTGGGCCGGTGGAGAACTCCTCTCGATAGAGGAAGCGTCGCCCCCCGTTGCCCGTTACGCAGAACTCATAGCGCTGATCAACAAGTACAAGCCAATGCACGCATGGTGCGTGCTGCGGGTGCGCTTGGACACTGAGGGCGCTTATTTATTCGATGACCTCAACACCGTGCTTTTTGATGACGGGTCGACGGTCCAGGGGGTGGCACTGTGAGAAGATGGTTTTGGCTGTACCTTTTACTGGCTCTGGCAACCGCTGCGGGTGCCGGCACCATCGCGTCGACACCGCAGGTTTCCGGGTCGCTCCTGGGTAACGACAAGGTGCCTATCTCGCGGCCCGGCAGTAACGTCGCATACACCGGCAGCATGTCGCAGATCAGGAGCTATGTACTGAGTGACCCTACCGGACTCCTGATCAACAACAGCAACCTTGCCGCAGGCGTGACCGCCATCGAGATCATGGGCACGCTGCCGACGTCCGGTAACTTCGCGGGGCGCACGGTCTACCTGACCACCGACTCAAAGCTGTACAAATGGTCGGGCTCCGCGTGGGACGCCACGGTGGCTGCGGCCGACATTACCGGCACCGTGCTGGACGCCCAGATCGCAGGGGTGGCGGCGAGTAAGATCACCGGCCAACTCTCCGACGCCAAGCTTGAGGCTATCTCCGCGGCTAAGGTATCCGGGCAGCTCACTGACGCACAGCTTGCGGACATCTCAGCCGCCAAGGTAACCGGGCAGCTTGCCACCACGCAGATTGCAGACGGGGCTGTCACCGATGCCAAGGTAGCCGGCATGGCAGCCAGCAAGGTGACCGGTACGCTTTCCGATACTCAGCTAGCGGCCATCTCTGCCGCTAAGATCACCGGTACGCTCACCGACGCGCAGATCGCAGCCGTCGCAGCTGCCAAGGTGACGGGTACCCTGACGGACGCTCAAATTGCCGCGGTAGCCGCAGCGAAGATTACGGGCCAGCTGGCCACCGCCCAGATCGCCAACTCAGCTGTAACGGATGCCAAAATAGCAGGCATGGCGGCCAGCAAGGTGACGGGCACCCTAACGGACGCCCAAATCGCAGCCGTCGCAGCAGCCAAGGTGACCGGCACGCTCTCCGACACCCAGCTCGCGGCCATCTCTGCCGCTAAGATCACCGGGTCCATCACCAGCACTCAGATCACCGACCTGGCGGTAACCACCAGCAAACTGGCCGCTGCGTCCATCACGGGTGCCAAAATAGCGGCGGACACCATCACGGCTGACAATATCGCCGCCAACGCCGTCACCAGCTCTGAACTCGCTGCGGGAGCCGTGACCGCCGGGAAGATTACCGCCGGCACCATCACCGCGGGCGACATCGCATCTGACACCATTACGGCCGCCAACATCGCTGCGGGGGCCATTACGAGTTCCGAGCTCGCAACGGGCGCGGTGGTGGCGGGCAAGATAGCCGCCGGTACTATCGTCGCGGGAGATATCGCGGCGGGGACCATAACTGGCGCCAACATCGCTGCCGGGACGGTCACTGCCGGTAACATCGCCACCGACACCATCACCGCCGGTAATATCGCCGCAGGAGCCATCACCAGCTCGGAACTAGCGACTGGGGCGGTAGTGGCCGGGAAGATCGCAGCCAGTACCATTGTGGCGGGCGACATAGCCGCCAGCACCATCACCGGCGCCAAGATCGCGGCGGGGACTATCACGGGTTCCAACCTAGTTACCGACACCATCACCGCGGGGCAGATAGCGGCGGGGGCCATCACGAGCTCGGAGCTCGCAACAGGCTCCGTGGTGGCGGGCAAGATTGCGGCCGGGGCTATCCAGGCCACCGACATCGCTGCCGGGACGATCACGGGTGATAAGATCGCGGGCACCACCATCACCGGGGCTAACCTGGCTGCGGGGGCAGTCACGGCTGGCAAGATAGCCGCAGGGGCCATCGTGGCGGGTGACATAGCCGCCAGCACCATCACCGCCGCGCAGCTCGCCGCCAACTCAGTGGGGGCCGCGCAGCTCGCCGCCGGGTCCGTAGTGGCCGGTGACATAGCTGCGGACGCGGTGACGAGTGCGACCATAGCTGCGGGGGCGGTTACGGCTGCTAAGATCTCGGCCGGTGCGGTCCAGGCTGACACCATAGCCGCGGGGGCCGTCACTGCCGGGAAGATCGCGGCGGGCGCGGTAACGGCTACGGAAATCGCGGCTGGTACGATTACGGGGGACAAGATAGCCGCGGGCACGGTATCAGCGTCAGGCGTGTACTCGGGAAAGACCGCGTATTCGAGCACGACGAGCGGTTACTACCTCGGCCTGGACAGCGGCACCCCCAAATTCAACATCGGGGACTCGACCAGGAGTTTAAAGTGGGACGGTGCAAACCTCAGTCTGACGGGGGATATCGTAGCGGCAGGCAACATTCAAGACAACGCCGTGACCACCACGGCGTCCGCATACACCCCGTCGTTCGTGAGTATCACCACCGAGGCGGATATCCAAACGGCTTCAATAACATCGACCGGTAAGCCGATCCTTATCACTGCGGGGTTTCAACAGCTAGGTGGGAGCTCGGGCCAGCTGAGGCTCACCCGCACCACATCGGGAGTCACCACCACGTTGCTGGGCCCTAACACACAGGACGGTACGCACCCCGGGTTTGTCAGCATGGCCATTATCGACACCCCGCCGGCGGGTACCCACACTTACGCGCTTAAGGGCACCAACATGACGGTACAGTACCGTACCCTCGCGCTGATTGAGATGAAAAAGTAGCTAGAACTCCATGCGGATACCAAGACGGTAGTTGTTGGCGATCACGCTGGTTTCCAGACCGATTGCCAACGATTGCCAGAGGGATACGGCTGGGACGCCAAAAAGCTCCCAGCCTGACTTCCTCAACGCGTATGAGATCGCCGCGTGCCCCGCGGCAACGGTGGCAAAGTAGGTGTTGATCTGGCCCTCGCTGGCCTGGTTACCCAAAATCGGGTTAGCCTCGTTGACAACATGCTGGACACCGCTGGCGTCTCGGACGTAGTGATCGGACGCCCAGTTGGTTTGCTGGCGGTCCACCTCTAGTAAAGCGGTGGTGAGGACTTGTAAGGCGGTGTCGTGGGTTGTCCAGCGAGTGTCAGCAGCAGATACCGGCGCGGAGAGGGCAAGCAGCACGACGCAAGCAATAAAGCATTTCATAAAATAGGCTCCTAAAATTAAAATGAGCCACAAGTGTACCAGTAAGATGCTTTTTGTCAAATGTTTCACTTTTAATTTTCCACCAAGTATGGCATAAAGACCCAACCGAAAAAGGAGAGACCAGCATGGCGCTCGTCATTTCGACGGAATACACCAACGCAAACCCGCCCGACGCAGCATATCCCCAGGGCAGCTTTAAAAACTCCGATACCCCCACCAGTCGTAACGGCACCCCGCTCGAGAAGGCGTGGCCCAACGATATCTACGGTTTCCTCCAAGCACTCCTCCACGGCGCAGGCATCGTGCCGTCCGGCAATCCCGACACCGCGGTCGCCAGCGATTACCTCACCGCCATGCAGGCGCTCTTTGCCAGCGCCGCGCAGGGCGCATTGGCGGACACGGCTCTGCAGCCCGGCGAGGCGCTCATCATAGGGGAGGTCCGCGAGTTTGCTTTCCAGGCCGTACCACCCAAATGGCTCGAACTCGGCCAGGCCGTCAGCCGTACCACCTACGCCGCCCTGTTCGCCAAGATAGGTACCACCTGGGGACCAGGCAATGGCACCACCACTTTCGACTTACCGCCGCGAGGCTACTTCATCCGCTCGTGGGATAACGGCGCCGGCGTGGACCCCGGCCGCACGTTTGGTAGCATCCAAGAGGATCAGAGCAAACACATCAACCGCTTTGAGACTGCAGCAGACAGCACCCACACCGTGGGCTCGGCTACGATCCCCGAGGACGGTAGCTGGTCGACACCGAAAGATACGGGGCGGTCCACTGATGGCAACGATGTCAGCATCCGCTTCCAGATGGACGATGTAGAAACGCACCCGGCGAACATCGCAATGCTTGTCTGCATCTACGCTGGCGTTTAATTTTTATTTGATGGAGGGCGCTACTGAATGACCAGAGAGACCGTTAAAGAACTCATCCCTACACTTCCGCCCTGGGCAGCCGTGGCCGTCAATAAGCTGGCCGGGCTCACCCAGCTCACACTTGATAGGTGGGTTCTTATAGCGACCCTTGTTTACACGGTTATTCAGATACTCCGATCGTGCCCCAAGCTCCTCGGCTGCGTCCGGTGCTTCTGGACGTACAAGGCATGCACCCTGGTCTGCAAAAAATGAGGCGCTATCTGCTAGCCGCTCTGGTACTCGCCCCCGGGTGCGCCAGCAACCACCCGGCAGTTCCCGAAACGGTCACCATCAAAGCGGGTACCGCGGTACGTCATGAGATAGGCGAGACGCCATCCCGCATCAACACCGTAGCCGGCGAAGCGACGTGGAGGCTGCGGAAATGATAACCGAACGGGCTCTCCGCATGGCCGAACTGTGCGCGGCGTCGTATGACCCCCAGGACGTGCGGTTTAAGACCGTCGAGGATCTACGGTACGGTGTGATCGACCAAACGCTTGTCATCCGGGGGACCGCCAACGCTCGTAACGTATTCCGCGATCTTGCCGCGGTGCCCTGGCGCTCACTGACCGGCAGCTTGATGCCTTTTGGGTTTGCCAGCGGAGCGCGGGTGGTTTGGGAAGCCTTGACGCCTACGGAGAAAGCGGAGATACGTTGGGCGAGTGGCCACAGTTTTGGCGCGGCCGTGGCGCTTGACATAGCCCGTGCGCTCAACGTCCCGCTTCACACCTTTGGTTGCCCGCGCCCCGACTTCTACCTCAGCGTCCCGCGCTCGGTGCCGCATTACCGTTACGCCTGCGATGACGATCTGGTCACCATGATCCCGCGGGTGATGTTCCGGCACAGCTCGGCGGCGTTCGTCCTCAAGGACAGCGACAACCAGCTGGCTACAGTGAAGGACCACCCAATAGAGGTGTACATTGAAAGGCTGAGGAGACTATTATGAACAAACCTTGGAGTTGGCTCAAGGGCTGCTTTTCCCACCCCAAAACCACGGTTGCGGGGTTGGCGCAGTTCGCCGGGGGCGCTGCGCTGGCGGCGGGCATGGCAACGGGCAAGGTACCGGTAACCAGCGAGACGATCGCGCTGGCGGGGGGCCTGGTAGCTGGCGGGGTCGGGAACATCGCGGCTAAGGACGCTGCGCCGGCGGCAAAAGCCGTTACCGATGTGACCACCATGGCGGTGGGCGGCGTACAGATCGCTGACCTGGTGCAGGCAACCATCGAGTCGGAAGGCCAGAAGGCCAAGGAGCAGAAGATCGCGGACATCGCAGGCGCCGTGGCGAGCGCCCTGGAAAGTAAGAGTGGTTCACCCGTGAGTCCATAGCTTCGCGCTGGTTGGGTGAACAAGAAAGCCCCCTAGCGATAGGGGGCTTTTTTTTTGCTAGGGGGTAGTACGTCTCGCCAGTTCCGCTTCCCGAGCCTGGAGCGCGTTGTGCAATCGGTGGAGCGCGTTAAAGGCTACCTGCGCCAGGTGGTACACCCCGCCATCCTCTTCGTTGACTGCCAGCGGATCCAACTGGCTGGCCTCGAGGTGGCGCATCAAGCCGTCGTAGAATCTCCGATCACCATCCTCGAAAGGCAGGAGGCAGTTAAAGGCGGGGTACTTTCCACCGGCGGCGGGGTTGTTGTACACGTCGGCCAGCGGCTTGAGCACCGTTAGCGGCATCCGGTACCAGAGAGTCTTTCCTTCGTCGTACTTGAGTCCTTCCTTGCTCATCCTTGTCTCCTTAATCCGGAATGATGTTTTTGCGTACCAGCGTCATGCGAAACGCCGGGTTTTTGATAAACTTCTTGCGGCAGCAGTCACACACTTTCTGCCCGACGCGCACACCCGACTTGCAACCGGGGACCGCGCAGCCATATGGCTGTGAGCTATCACTCATCGCGGCCCCCATATCAGCACCGGGGAATTGCTCACTGACACCAGCAACAACACGACCACCCAGATAATCCTTTTCATGCTCTCCTCCCTCCTGAGTGTTTAATAAAACCCAGCACCGAAATGACCGGGCCAAACAGTTACCGCCGCCGATCCCCAGCCGTATGAAGTACACCCGGCCGTCCTGCACCCGCGTTACTATTCTGCGCTCGGAATGGCGAGCATTGGTGTAGACCACCCCTATACGTATGTCCTTCGCGCGCATGGGCTACTCCTTTCTGTATCTGCGGCCACGCCACCCGCCGGCGGCCTTTACGGGCCATCCTGTTGCCCAGTCGGGCACCGCGGCCATAATACGCTCGAACTCCACTATGTCGCCTTGCCCAACAGGTACCTCGGCGGCCACCTCGTCATGCACATGGAGGACCACCGGGTAACCCGCCCGTTCTAGGTTGGGGAGCGCAAAGCCTAGAAGGTCGCGCGCTACGGCCTGGGTGACATTCTCACACAATTTTCCGCCCCATGTGCTGAGCCGGACCCACTGCTTGGTGGTCGCCTCAAGGCCCATGTAGGTGAGCTGCAGTTCCGTCCGTCCGTTGTACCCAACGACTTGCTCAAGACGGGCGCCGTGGTAGGCCAACAACCGACCGGAAGGCAACCGGCAGTACAGCACGCTTCCTTTCATGCCGTAGGTGATTGCGGGCGGCTGGCCGTAGCGGGTTGGGGGCGCTTGGTAGCTGTAGCAGGTTCCCGGGTTGCTGACCGCCATGTGCGCGGCGTCCTGCAGGCCGTACCAGAAGCCTTTGACCACCGGCTTACCGTTACGCCTCGCTGCACCCTCGGAGCGTCCTGCGATGGCTGGGCTGGCATCGCGCCAGGCCCATATGGCTTCCTGCATCTCGCTCTCGGTCATGAACTCATCGGCGCCAAAAGCGATCCAGGCGCCTTTACCCCCGCCGTAGCCGGAAGCGAGCTCCGGGATCTTACCGAATTTCTTGCGGTCTGAGTGGTGCATCCCGGTACGTTTCTTGTGGTCAAGGTATTCCTGCAGCGGGGTGCCGGTGATCTTGCTGGCGGACATCTCGTATATCTTGCCATGGGTCCTAAAAACCTCCTGGCGCCACTCTTCCCCCGCAATTTCCGCGAGCACCACCGCCTCAATGGCTGAGTAGTCGGAGCAGAGTAAGTCATGGCCGGGCGCCGCGGTGAAGAGACCGCGCAAGCACCCAGACACTGCCGCTATGGCGTCACCCCATTGCTGCTCGACGTACTCAAGGGACCGGCTGGCGATGTCAGCCAGCGCTGTTTCCATCGCCTCCGCACCCCAGTCGCAGCCATCCGAGGGACCGCGCAGCCGGGAGCATTTGGGGCACGCTATCAGCTTGGCCCAAGAGGTATGACCGCATGTACAGCGGGCTACTTTGGGCCCGGAGCTCGGCATGTTCTGGGGCTGTGCGCCCCGCCCCGCCCAACGACCGGTACGATCCGCCCCGCAGAAAGCAAAAAGGTCACGCAGTCGGGAGTCGCGGCAGAGGGTACGCTCGATCGCAAATAGCTTCTTGACCGAGGCACCGGCGAGGGCGTCACGGATTTCCAGCACGCGGCGGGCTACGTCCGGCATCCGGCGGTTGTCAGGGCTATGGAGCGCTTCCTCAACTGCATCTGCGTCCAGTGTTCCCATGTGGACCCCCCGGCTGCTTAGGAAGTCGAGGATCTTGTCCCGTTCACTTGCGGTCTGGATCGCGCCGCCGGTGATGGTTTGAAGCTCTGTGGTGTACTTCTCGGTGGCCTGGTTGACGATCGAAATGCAGTCCTGTAGCGCCTTCTGGTCGATGTGGATACCGCGGATGTTGATAGCTTGGTCGACCAGCCAGAGGTCCAACTCTCGCGGACTGAGATCCGGGCACAGTATCGACACCGCGGCCTCAGACTTGATGTCTTGACGGTTGTAGGCGTAGAAGTTTTGGAAGTCGACAGCCGCGTTGACCGGCGTGGCTCGGTTGACGTACATAAGCTCGGAGTCAATCAGCCGCTGCATTTCGTACACGCTGGACGCCGCGCGGGTCACCTCGACAGCGTGGTTGATCTGCTTTTTACTTGGGTTGCGTGGTACGCAGAGCTTACGAATCAAGGCGGACCCCGCTTCATCCTTGAGCTCATGCGCCCCCAGCGCCTTGGCTGCGGTACCCAGCTTGCCGGGGAGACTGAACGCCCGTGCCTTACTCATCGCGCACCTCAGCTGGGTGTGGGGGAGCATTGGCCAGCCCATACGCTCGTGGCAGACGCGCAGCCAGAGGTAGAACTCGAAAAAGCTGTTCCACGCCTCGAGCAGCCCACCGCGCGCGATGTGATCAAACAGATCGTACGGCGGCATAGGGCTGGCGGGGGTCCAGAGCCTGTCACCGTGGCCATCCTTGAGGTCGTAGGCTAGTGAGATTATTTCCGTGCTGGGGTGCTCCGCGTAGACGGCTGCGCCGACCTCACCGATGCCGCCCCGATTGCTCTTGCCCCCGCTGATACCCCGCCAGCGGTGCGTGGGGCCGTCCCAGTAATAGCCCGCCTCGGAATACGCCTCAAAGTCAAAGTCGGGGAGGACGGTGGACACGCTGCACCCGGCGGGTACGGTCTGGTAGGCGCGGAGTGCGGGGGGTGGTGGGGGCGGAAGCATCACGGCTCACCACCCTGCGCCAGCATGTCGAACGGCATCCAGGCGCCTATCGCATCGCCTGCCCCGTAGTACATGGAGCTCGCAGCGATAGCAACTTGCACCTCGGCTACCGCGGGGTACTCGGGGCGTACGGTAGGCTTCATCACCATGTGCGGCTGGTTGTGTATGTCGATGAAGATCTGATCGCCCGCGAGATCCTGCAGGGCCTCAAGCGCGTCGGTAATGTACGGCGTGTGGAAAGTCTTGCCGGGCTGAGTGGCGGCGCCGGGGGTGAAGAAAATGCTGGCGTAGCGGAAAGGCTCGTGCGGCGCGGCGGGGACGGTCAGCACCCGGTCGCCCTGCATGACCATAAGCTGATCACCCATTGGGAAAAACCGTATGGGCTCGTTCTCCACCAGCCACATGATCAGATGGCTGCACCAGTCGCACGACATAAAGAATGATCCCGCCGGGAAACCGTGAGCCGCGGACAGTTTTACCACCGCGATGCGCTGACCGTTGGTGCCCACCAGGTTGAGCGCGGTGGGGTGGATGAAGTCAAACAGGACGCCCTGCAGATCGTCGCGCGGGCTATCGTAGCGGTTGGCGAAGACCAGAACGCAATGGAGCGCGGCGAGGAAGTCGTGGGGTGTGATCATGAGCGCACCTCAATCAGGGCCCTGAGAGCGATAAGCATCGCCGTCTTGTCGGTACCCGCGGGGGCGCGCTCTTCGGTGTACTCGAGCATCTGTTTAAGCGTTTCAACATCATCCTCACCAACAAGGCTCGCGAGAGCGGATCGCAATTTTCGGGCGTTCCGGTATTCAATCAAGTAATTTTCCAAGGCTACCCACGCTTTCGACAAGCATGGTTCGCCGGGGGACCGCTGCATGTAGGCATTGACCAGATCGATGAGAGCCTGCTCGGTACACTGAAAGACGGTAGCATCATCGTCTACAATGGTAAACCCATGGTGGAGCGCGGATTCTATGATAAAGCCCTCGTGATCGCTTCTGGATAGGGGGGTGGTGTCGTATACCTTACCCATTGCAGCTTCTAAGCACATAACAAACCTCCGTGGTGGGGTAGAAGAGGGGGGGGGGGCTCGGCCCTTCTGCGCCGCTCATGGCCGATGGTTTACGGTACGGACACCCCCCCCGCCGTGTTACAGCATGTAGCCTTCCGCCCTTAGCTTCTCGTCGGTCCACCCGGACTGGATGAACTGCTCGTAGGTGTAGGCGCCCGCCTTGGCGGTCATCTGCGGGCCAGCGGGTGCGGCGGGTGCCATCGGCGCCATCGGAGCGCCACCCGAGGGACCAGCAAGCGGCGCGTAACCCGCCCCCGGAGCGCCGGGACCGTTCAAGAAGTCATGCGCGGGGGCCACCGGGGCGCCGGGGGCGCCCATGGCGGGAGCGCCAGGACCGGGCATTGCCGGTGCGGCGGGCTGTGTGACGGTCATGTACCCGCTCTGTACCAGCTTCTCGTCGGTCCACCCTGACGCCAGGTACTGCTCACGGGTGTAGGCGCCCGCAGCCGGAAGCATGGTGTAGACCGGACCCGCGGGCGGTGCGGCTGCAGCAGGCGGAGCCATCGGGGCACCAGGACCGGGCATTGCCGGTGCGGCAGGTGCGCCCATGGCAGGCGGGCCAGCAGCTGCGGGGCTACCCGGGCCGGGCATACCGGGCGCGCCACCGGGCAGAGCGCCGAAAGCCTTGCTGGCGTCGATGCCACCGACCGGCAGGCGCGGTGTGGTAGCGTCCGCGATCATCACGCCGGACAGCCAGAACCCAATACCCTTGTTGCCCTTGGCGTCGTAAGAACGCGGGCTGACCAGCACCCACACCGTGGAGCCGGGGTACAGCATGTTCTGGTACTGCATGAAGTTGAGTTCCTGCTTGTTCTGGTCGAATACCTGCACCGGACGGTAGCTGATCGTGTTGATCTTCATGTGGGAGGGGAGACGCCCCTCGTAGTCGGTCGGCGCGATCTCGTTGATCGGCCAGTTCATCCCGTTCTTCCACTGGCCCTTGAACTGGCCGTTAGCCAGCTCGGCCTTAGCTATGGCGTCGAGTTCCTGCACGGCGGGGTCGGTCTTGAGGATCGCCACCGACAAGCTGTACTTCTTATAGCTCTCGCCCTTGTCATCCTTGGCATCTTCCGGGCGGGTTACACCGTCCCAGAGCACTACGCCGAGGGCCATTACGCTATTATCACCGAATTTCATGTACTGCCTCCTAAAATACGCCGTTGGGCCCAAAGACCCGACCGGCAAGGGTTTTTGTAGACGGTACAAGCTTCTTGCCCGTCGAGGTTATGCTGCTCAGTCCTTTGATCACGCTGTCGGGTATCTTCCTATCGCGGGCCTGCGCCGGTGTGAGTGCGTCGGGAGCCTTGGCGAGGTCGTGGCCCAGCAGGCGTCCGATCTCGATGATCTCCAAAGCCGGGCGGTCCCACGTTCTGCGGCCCGCACCATTCTCCGTCGTGTAGCCTGGAACGTGCCCCCCTTTGCCAATAATCGCTAGAGCCTGCGTTTCCAAGCCGGTGATGCGTAGCTTGAGAGCTTCCTGCGCCCGGAGCAGCGCGGTGTACTCGAGTGATAGCGCCTCGGGGCTGAGTTCGCAAGGAACCGAGTGGCTGGAAATCTCGATGGCGTACTGCCCGAGACGCTGGGCGGCTACGCAGGCGTGACGTCCAAGGCAGTTTTTGCAGTGCGGGCCTGTCACACATTCCGGGGTAGGGCCGAGAGCTTTACACGCCGAGTCCTGCAGGGTCGGAAGATACTTGGCCAAGAGTTCCGACGCAGGTACGCGCCAGGATCTTATAGGCCCCTCGACGTGATATGGTCGGGGTTGTCCGATGTGGAGTACTACGGTTATACGTTGCGCGATCTCGGCAACCGTTCGGCCCCAGTGGTTTGCCATGAAGGCGAGGCCCCCGATGGCGTAGCACATCAACTGCCAGTTGTTGACCGCCTCGACTACTATCCACCCGTACTTGAGATCCCAGATATGGAGCTCCCCTGTCGCGCCCAAGTCCAAGTAGTACATCGTGTCAGTAGTCCCCCAGCATTCGGGGTGTACGTCGGTGATGGTGAGCTGTTGCTCGACGGCGAGCGGGGCGCCCTGGGACGCCGCGCGTACAGCATCCACGTAGACCGCGGCGCTTTTTACCATGGTTTCGTCAAGCACTACACCGTTGTCCGCTATCGACCCGACGCAGGGCATGATCTGCCCCCGCAACGCGCAAGCCGCCGCGTAGTGCGCCGCGGTGCCCTCGGCTCCGTGGTCCTCGTCAAGCTCTTCAAAGTGCTTTTCGAGTGCTACGGAGCCGGGGCAGTGGACCCAACGACTGGCCGAGGACGGCGCTAGGCGAGCGTGGGCAGCCACGGTCTACCTCCCCGCCCACGCGGCGGCCAGCTGGTTGTAGACGGCCGGGATGAGGTCGGCGCGGGCGTTGAGGTCCGCGAGGCTGTTGAGAGTGCAGCCGTTCATCGCGCCGACAACCTGCAGGGCGGTCTGGATTTCCGGCTGGGTGAGCTTCGGCGGGTTGCTCATGGTCCTCTTGCTTACCGCGGTGAGGATGCCCGGCAGATCAGTCGGTACCGCCTCTTCCTCTGGTGTTACCGGTGCTGCCGGTGCAGCAGGCGTGGCGGGGTTGGGCGGGGTGCTGGGAGCCTGCGGCAGTGTGGACGCGGGCTGACTCGGCGCGCCGTTCATCACGCCTTTGAGTTCCGCGATCACCTGGTTGTACAGTTCGTCAGTCAGGCCCGGAGCGCGTTTCCATACGCCCTGCTTGGTCTGAGCCTTGTTGCTGGTGTTGATCCGGGCGTCCCACGGGAGACCGTTCTTGTCCAGCTCGGCACCGGGCTGTGCTGCCGGTGCGGCGGGGGCGGGCGGGGTGCTGGGAGCCTGCGGTGCGGAAATCGCCGCTAGGGTAGCTGCGGGGCCTGCGGGTGTCGACGTGTGGGCAAACGCTGCGCCGGGGTCTACGCGGGCGCCGTCTTCCACCTCCTTGAAGGCGTCAGCGGCGGGGTTTACGCGCTCGGCCATCACGGTGGTGGCCTCGGCTTCCGTCAGCTCCCTACCATACGGGGCTACCATCGCCGCTGCCACTGCGGCCCGCGCATCGACGCGAGCGTCAGCGATCGAGGCAAACATCCTGCCAACCTCAAGCAACGCAACAACGTCGCTAGTATCGACAGTTACAGACAAGTTCCTGCTCGGGTTATTACACATCGTTCCTTCCTCCTTTGGGTACCTTGTGGTGGGGTGGTTGGTTCAGCGGGGGCGACAATCTCATATATTTTTTTACGAGTCAATATATTTTTCGATTAAATATTTTTAATGCAAATTATATTGACAGCCTCTCAAGTATCCTGTACTTCTGACCGCCATGAATCTTCGTCCATACCAATACCAGCTGAAACAAGATATACGCGCCGCATGGGCTCAGGGGCATCGTAACGTCCTTGCAGTCAGTCCCACGGGCAGCGGCAAGTGTTTAGGAAAAGGAACACCTATACTTTTGTTCGATGGGAACTGTAAGCCCGTAGAACAGATAGTTATAGGCGATTTTCTTATGGGCCCAGATAGTACGCCCCGGCTCGTTACTTCAATTTGTCATGGCGTAGATGAACTGTACCGAGTTACGCCGACCCGCGGCGATGCTTACGTCGTGAATTCCGACCATATCCTTTCGCTTCGCATCACAAACTGCAAGCACTCGGTGCAATGCGGAGGGGATAAGTTTTATGCGGGGGATATCGCGGACGTAACGATAGGCGCGTACTTGGACTCCAACAAGACGTTTAAACACGTTGCGAAAGGGTACCGGGCAGGCGTGGACTTCTCTTATCCCCCCGCCCAGTCTATCCTTACGCCTTACATCCTGGGCGTCTGGCTCGGTGACGGTTCAAGTCGATCCCCCGAAATAGCCAACGTAGACGCTGAGGTTATAAGCGAATGGTCGCGCTATGCGGAAAGCATCGGCCATGTGATGCGTGTCAGCACCAGCCCCGAGCGCATCGCAGTTTATCGTATCTCCGGGCCTGACGAACTGTCACTTGGGCGCGGGCATCATCGTAATTCTGTTTTTAACGAACTCAGGCGGCTTGATCTTCTCCTCAACAAACACATCCCGCATGCCTTTAAGGTCGCGCCCCGTAGCGAACGCTTAGAATTACTCGCCGGCGTTATTGACACGGATGGGTTCTTCAACAACGGTGTCTACGATCTGGTTTTCAAGCAGGAGGCATTAGCCTTTGACGTCGCCTTTATTGCCAGATCTCTTGGACTTGCATCCTATGTTGCGCCATGCCAAAAGACTTGCGCGAATACCGGGGCCGTGGGATCTTATTTCCGCGTCTCCATTAGCGGACATCTTGATCAGGTCCCGTGCAGAGTACCGAGGCGTAAAGCCGGTCCTCGCGAACAGAAAAAAGATGTGCTAATGGTCGGTATAAAGGTAGAACCGATTGGGCGGGGGGATTACTACGGCTTTGAGCTCGCGGGGAACGATAGACGGTTTCTCCTTGGTGACTTCACGGTAACCCACAACACGGTTATATTCAGCGATGAATTACGAGATACGGAGGGCGCCAGCGTTGCTATTGCGCACCGTCAAGAATTGGTAGGCCAGATGGCCCTTGCGTTAAGTAGGGACGAGGTGAGATTCAGAGTCATCGGCCCCCAGAATGTGATCCGTGACATAGTTCAAACAGAAATGGAAGAACTGGGGCGCAGCTACTACCACCCGAATGCGCAATGCGCAGCCGCCGGGGTAGATACGCTTGTCTCGTGGGCAAGGCCCGATAGCCCGCACTACCATGAACTGATGGGCTGGGCTCCTCGCGTACGTAAGTGGGTCCAGGACGAGGCGCATCACCTGTTGGACGCCAACAAATGGGGCAAGGCTATCCAGTTGTTCCCCAACGCTGTTGGTCTGGGCGTGACTGCCACCCCGGAGCGTGCGGATGGTCGCGGGTTGGGCCGCCACCATGACGGAGTGTTTGACACGATGGTCACGGGGCCGAGCATGCGTGACCTCATCGACGGACTCCCCGACTGGAACGGCAACAGAACCCGCTACCTCACCGATTACCGCGTTATCGTCTATCAATCCAAAGACTTCAAAATTGATTCAGTAGCAACCGGCGCAGACGGGGACTACATCCGTAAGCAGCTCGCCACGCAGACCCGTGACTCGTCTGTTATGGGCGACGTCATCGACGGCTACCTGCGGTTTGCGCGCGGCAAGCTGGGGGTAACCTTCGCCCCTGACGTCGAGACAGCGAGCGAGCTGGCGGTAAGGTTCCAGCAAGCGGGCGTACCGGCGGAAGTGTTGAGCGCCAAGACTCCAAGCAACGTACGGCGCGATGTCCTGCGTCGGTTCCGCCGTCGTGAGATCCTGCAACTCGTCAACGTGGACCTGTTTGGCGAGGGGTTTGACCTCCCCGCGATCGAGGTGGTCAGCATGGCCCGAGCCACGCAGTCGTACGCGCTCTACGCACAGCAGTTCGGCAGGGCCTTGCGGTTGCTCGAGGGCAAGCTCAAAGCCATCATCATCGACCATGTGGGTAACGTCATCCGCCACGGGGGGCCGCCTGACCGCCCGCGTGTATGGTCGATGGACCGCCGGGAACGTAAGGCCAAGACCGAGGACGATGGCACCGTCCCCTGGCGTAACTGCCTTAACCCTGAGTGCATGGCGCCGTATGAGCGCACCGAGCCTTGCTGTCCGTACTGCGGTTGGGTTCCGGTCCCGGCAGAGCGTAGCGCCGTGGAATTTATCGACGGTGATCCCTATGAACTGGACGGTGAGGTACTGCGGGCGATGTACGACGAGATCGAACGCGCCAACGAGCACCCGGACGCAGTGCGGTCACGCCTTCAAAATGCTGGGCAGCCATTTATGAATGCTAAGCACGTCGCCAACCTGCATGCTGAAAGGCTTAACAGCCTGGCAGCGCTGCGCGATCAGATCGCTTGGTGGGCGGGTTTCAGAAGGGCGGCAGGGCAGCCCGACGCCAAGAGCTACAGGGAATTTTTCTACAAGTTTGGGATCGACGTACTCACCGCTCAGACGCTTAAACGCGCTGAGGCCGAGGCGCTGACCCAGAGAATCTATGCAGACATTCAACGAGGAGCCGCGCAATGACCATTTACGAACAAGCCGGATGGCAGAAATACGACGAAGCGCTCGAGGGCACAACAGTCGGCGTGTCCTACACCAAGAAGCCCCTTCACCTTTGGGTTTCCGAGGGCAAGAGCATCAAGGTTACCGCCGCGCTGCCTTGCGGGCTGATCCTCATGGCGCACGTTGCCACCCCGTCCACCCCCGCCGACCTGCAGCTTCTTGAGGGCCGCATGCTTACCGCCAAGATGGGCGCCGAAATGATGCTCGGAGGTGCCGCGTGACCCCCGTAATGCAATGGGCTCTCCGCTGGGGGCTCCACCCGCAGGCCGTCGACGAGCTCCGCGCCATACTCGGAGCCAGCGCACCCGATGAAACGCCTGTAGCCGGGCCGTTCAAGAGCGAGGCGGCCGTACAGCAGCAAGTCCAGTTGCGCGCGGCTGCTCGGGGCGCTCGGCTCTGGAGGAACAACGTGGGCTGTTGCGAGGACAGGACCGGTCGCATGATCCGCTACGGGCTCGCCAACCAGACCGCCAATATCAACCGCGTATTCAAGTCCTCGGACCTCATCGGCATAACGCCCTTGGTTGTCACACCTCCAATGCTGGGCTCAACGGTAGGCGTGTTTACTGCAGCCGAGTGCAAGGCGCCTGGTTGGAAATACCGTGACACCGACGAGCGCGCCGTCGCCCAGCTCGCATTCATCAACTTCATTGTCAGCCGTGGCGGTATCGCCCGGTTTGTCAGCAACCCGGAGGAATTTTAAGATGAGCACCTGCAACTGTACCCCTGACCTCAAACAGAAGGTCCGCCACCTCAAGTACCAGCATATTCTGGACGCTGCGGTCACCGCTGCCAGCCGCGTGGGCTTTCACCACGTCACCCGCCTCGACATCGCGCTCGAGGCCAAAGTCTCCCCGCCCCTGGTGAGTCTCTACCTCGGTGACATGGACTCTATCCGCCGGGTAATTCTCGACGCGGCGGTGACCCGGCGGATGCTCGGTCTTATCGCCCAGGGCCTGGCGGCGCAGCACCCCGTAGCCATGGAAGCACCGGCGGAATTACGCGCGGAGGCGGTTGCTTCACTAGCTTAAAAATCCAGAATGCGGGGTGCTGTAATGCAATTACCAGAGGGCATGGCGAACTATCGCCAATTCATAGTCTGGGCCGCCGAGCCAGAACCGGCAAAGCCCGGCAAAACCAAGAAGTACGCCGTAAACTCAAGAGGCTTTGAAGTCAGCGCCGTGGACCCGTCCAACTGGATGAGCTTTGCGGAAGCGCAGGCTGCGGCCGACGCGCTGGTGCTGCAGGGCGCCAGGGTGGTAAAGGGCATCGAGCGCCCCGCCCAGACCACTAAGGGCGTCGGGTTTGTCTTTACCGAGCAGGACCCTTTCTTTTTCTTTGACATCGACGGCGCGGCGCAGGACGGCCAATGGTCCACCCTCGCCACCCAGATGTATCAGGCGTTCCACGGTTGCTACTTTGAAGTCTCCCAGTCCGGCACCGGGATGCACATCATCGGCAGCGCGCGGACAGACGGCAATCACGGGCATAAGAATGTAGCTCTGGGCCTCGAGCTCTACACCCGCCTGCGCTTCTGCGCGCTGACCGGGTTCCACTCGGCTGGCAATGCTCTCACCAATGCGCAGGCGGCCTTTGACTGGCTGGTCTCAGGTTACTTTCCCGCGGGCGCAAAGGTTGAGATGGACGGCTGGACTGACGAGCCGGTGCCCGAGTGGTCAGGCCCGGAAGATGATGACGAACTGATTCAGCGCATGCTGTCAAGCCGCCCCTCAGCCGCCGCTGCTTTTGGTCTGCGGGCCACGGTGCAGGACCTTTGGGAAGCCAACGAGGACGTACTCGGGAAGGTGTGGCCGCCCGATGCGTCGAGTTCCTACCCGTTTGACCACTCGCACGCCGACGCCGCGCTTTGTACCCACCTGGCTTTTTGGACCGGCAAGAATTGCGAGCGGATAAAGCGGCTGTTTGAACGCTCGGGGCTGATGCGCGATAAGTGGGCGGACCGTCCCGGCTACGCGCAGGACACCATCCGTAAAGGCGTCGCTTTTTGCAACAGCGTGCTGGGCTCCAACGCCGGTACAGGCCCGACACGTACGTCCGAGCAGGCCCCGGAGCCCGAATCGGTCGCACCGTCCCCCGTCATGGCGCTGGACCCGGAAGGTTTGAGAAGTGGCTTTCAGTACCTCGGGGTTACCAGCCAGCAGACGCATTTCCACGGGTGCTGCTACGTACGGGATCTCAACGTGATTTTCTGCCCCGATGGCTCCCTTCTCGACAGCTCCAGGTTTCAAAACACATACGGCGGGTATATCTTCGCGCTCGACAACTGCGGGGAGAAAACCAGCAAGAATGCGTGGGAGGTGTTCACGCAGTCGCAGGGTTATACCTTCCCGCGCGCCCATTCCACCTGTTTCCGCCCCGAGCATGCCCCCGGCGAGCGCATCGAGGAAGAGGGCTGGGTGCTCGTCAACACCTTTGTCCCGGTCGAGACCCGCCGGGTGGCTGGCGATCCGTCCCCGCTCCTCAACCACCTTGCCAAGATGCTTCCCGACCCGAGCGACCGCGCCATTTTGCTGGCCTACATGGCAGCGGTCGTGCAGCACCCCGGCAAGAAATTCCAGTGGGCTCCGCTCATCCAGGGTACCAAGGGCAACGGCAAAAGCATGCTGGGGGACATCCTGTCGTACGCTGTCGGCAACCGCTGGACCGCCCGCCCAGACCCCGAGGACATCAACAATAAGTTCAATGCGTGGCTGCGTGGCGCGGCTCTTGTGATCGTGGACGAGGCGTACGTAGCCGACCGCAGGGACATGGAAACCTGCCTCAAGAGGATCATCACCGGTAAGCGCATCGCCTTACAGGGGAAGGGTCAGGACCAGTACACGGGGGACAACAGGGCCAACCTGTTCCTTAACAGCAACTTCAAAAACGCCGTACGTATAGATGACGATGAGCGCCGCTTTGCCGTGTTCTTCACCGCCCAGCAGTCCGCCGAGGACATCAACCGCGATGGCATGGGGGGCCGCTACTTCCCTGACCTCATCGCATGGCTTGAGGCGGACGGTTACGCCGTCATGAATGACTACCTGCGCCGCTACCAGATCCCCGACGAGCTCAACCCGGCGACACTCTGCCACCGGGCGCCGGTGACGAGTGCCACGCCGGAAGCCATCCGGGTGAGCCGCGGACAAGTCGAGCAGGAGGTAATGGAAGCCATCGAGGAGTGCCGCCCCGGCTTCTCGGGGGGCTGGATCAGTTCCCTTGCTCTCGACCAGCTCCTCGAGAACAAGCGCATGGCTGCCAAGGTGCCGCGCTGCAATCGTAAGGATCTGGTGTGGGCGCTTGGGTATGACTGGCACCCGGCTTTACGTGATGGACGGGTCGCCTCGATGGTCGCATGCCCTGCGGCGCCCGGCAAGCCCCGGCTGTACCTCAAGCGCGGCCACGTTCTCATGGCGCTCCGCACTGAGGCGGAAGTCATCAAGCACTACCTGGCGGCGCAATCGGGGAGCACGCCTGCGGCTGAGGCATTTGGGCTGGTGGCGGGGGGTGTGGCGTGACCGCCCGCTCCTGCATCCATTGCAGCTTTGTAGACCACTACCACCCGGCGATGGAGATGGCGCTCAAGATAGTGTTGCGCCGGGTAACCTTTCAAGACGGGTTGGCTTTCATGGAAGTAAAGGCGGCGCGCTGTCAGTCATTCACCACGAGCGTAAAGCTGAAACCGCGCAGACGTGAGAGGCAACTAGCTTTTAAGTGGGGTGCGATATGAAACCAGTAAAGACCTGGGCCGGACAGATTTATGTTGGGCTGCGCGTGGGGTACACCGACGAAGTTCTGCCCATTTCTGTAGTCAAAGATGTTTGCCGTTACTTCGTGAACGCTCACAAGCTGTGCGTGACGGTAACAGCTACCGAGTTTTTCTATGTCGACGGGGAAGAACCGGGCGCTATCGTCGGGATGATCCAGTACCCCCGTTTCCCGATGTCGGCAAGCGACCTAGAAGATCGGCTTTTTGCGTTGGCCGCGCTTTTAAAGACCGAATGCGGTCAGCAACGGGTTTCGCTGGTTATGCCCGACAAAACTGTAACGCTTGGTGGCCGGAAATGAACGAAAACCAACTGCGGGGCATTTTTCTGGCCCAACGTCAAGGCCTACCACTCAACGTCAAGATAGAAATGACCTTGCGCCGTATCCGTCAGTGGTATGAATTCTGGGACGGCCAGGTCTACGCGGCTTTTTCCGGCGGGGTAGATAGCACCGTTATGCTGTTTTTTATACGCGCGCTCTACCCCCAAGTACCGGCCGTATTTGTAGATACGGGTCTTGAGTTCCCCGAGGTTCGGGCCTTTGTTCGTACCATAGAAAACGTAATACGGCTACGTCCTAGGCACAACTTTAAATCTGTATGCGACGTTTATGGGTACCCGGTGGTAAGCAAAGACGTAAGTATGGCGATAGACAGGTACCGGAACACTAAAAGCCCCGTTCAAAAAGAATTACGATTACACGGGGGCCTCAATCCCAATACTAACCGTCTTCAAAGTACGGGGGTCATCCCCGCTAAGTACCATTATCTTCTTGACGCCCCTTTTAAAATTTCTGAAAAGTGTTGTTACTACCTTAAAAAGAAACCTCTTAAAGACTTTGAGAAAAAAACGGGGCTGAAACCCTTTGTTGGAACCATGGCGGGCGATAGTAGGCCGCGCAAGCTGAGTTACATACAGCATGGGTGTAACTCTTTCGAGGGCCTGATCCAGTCCCGTCCGCTCTCATTTTGGACCGATGAAGACATCATGGCTATGAAATCAATGATCCCGCATTCGCCCATATATCAGCATTACGACTGCACAGGCTGCTCGTTGTGTATGTTTGGGGTTCAAGAAGAAATGCGTAAGACCGGCACCAATCGATTCATTACCATGAAACACACACACCCGAATTTGCATTACGCGCTCCCCGCTTTTGGGATCGACAAAGTTCTCAACTTCATGGGCGTCCCCCATGAGTAACTACAATTTAAATTTGAGGGGGTGCAAAGCTAGTGAAATACATTGTTATTGGGGACTTGGAGCTGATCGTTTTCATGCCACACATCGACCACGGTGATATGTTCCGGCGGACCCGCAAGGCGCTGACGGATGTGGTGACCGGGGCTGGGTTCATCTCGAAAGACTGGCGGTGCTACGGCGCGTCCCAGGGCCTGGGCATCGGGGTGGGGCGTACCGACCAGGAGCTCGTGGACTTTGCGCTTAGAAGGGGGACCCAGCATGCCATGGCCTAAGAGTAAGCAGAAACGCGACAATGTGGTATCGTTCAGACTGTCCGACGATGAACTCGAGCTCGCTATCACAAAGGCGGGCGGCAGGCATCGGGTTGGGCAATACATTCGCACGCAGCTTTTTGCTGTGGCGCCTGCGGCTAGCGGGGCGACTGATGCCACCGGATCCTAACATCCACCCCGCTTCCCTGGGAAATCATGCCGAGTTTTCTGAGCCAATGCGACGCCATACCGCACGTCTACTTGCTTTATTGGTGGCGTGGTTACTGATTGAAGCCGCTCTGTTTATGCCGGTGGCCTCGTACTGCCCAGTCAACTACACCAAGGCGCCCGGTGCGGCGCGCAGTGCTCACGCGGTGCCCGCCACTGGGTCCGTGCCCGTAACCCGCTCAGAGCCCGGTTACTTTTGTAAAAACCCATAGTTAACCCCGGGCCCTACCGCCCACCCCACCACGTATCACCAGGCCGCCCATGCGTTTATCACTGGGCGGCTTTCCCTTTTTCCTGCGCGGGCCCGCTTATTTTTGGAAAAACCCATAGTAACCGGCAGCTTACGAGGCATGAGACCATGCAGTATCTATATATCTAGATGCCTGAATGTATTCTAAGTGGCTGATTTTACTACACTTTTCAGAAATGCCTCTCTCGCCGCCGCCAATACCCCTAGAATGGGCGAACCCGGCGGGCTATACGGTGGTATGGCTCCAGGCGCTCAAGTGGCGCACGCGGCGCGCGAGGGCGATGGCGGGTGGAAGCGCAATGGCAAAAGCCCGCCTGTAGCGAGGCGGGCGACGGACAAAAAGAAAGGGCGCCGTGTGTGGCGCCCCTCTTTTTCTCGTGCGTGCCCGGTATGTTTACACACGGTGGGGCATAACAATCGCGCCCGTGCCGTTTCCCGCAAACTTCAACGGGTGCATCTTGTCGGGCATTATGGTAATCGTATCTGCGAACAGCACCGCCTCGCTGAAGTATTTGTAGTCAAGTGTCATGTCCTCGCTCATCGCCCTGACAAGCCGCGTATATGCCCTGAACGCCGCCGCGCCCGGCTCAACCTGGATCTCCTCGCCGGCGCCTGCCGGGATGCAGCACCGGTAGTCAGGGAACTGAGCGTCGACCTTGCGGAGTATGATCTTGGTCTTGCTCTTCTTTACGAACTCATAGCACCCAGGCGCGTAGACGTTGAAGAGCTCCGCCCAGTGGGCGCGGTGCCCGTCGGTGCCTGCTACCCTCGACACTTCGCCTTCCGGCTCGATGCAAAGCGTTTTTAAAGCAGGGTTGGCGCCCTTGTCGGTGGATACTGCGGCGGTAACGTAAAGAACCCTTTCGATTTCCAGTTTGTCGGTGATGGTGATCATGTGCTTTGTCTCCTTATTTGTTGCGCCTTGTGCGGCGCCCCTCTTCTCTTATTGGTTAATCATCGTCCAGATTGTCATAATGGTGATCCATACGGCCGCCAGCTCTAGCATTAGCATCATGCGCGCGCCCTCCTGTATGCTTTGAACCACTCCGTGTTAAGCCGGTGGACTCGGCGGCGAATTGCTGTCATGTACGCGCGGGGCATAGCTATACCACCTCCTCAAGCAGTTCGGACAATATCTGAATAAGTTCGGCGATATCGTCCCGCGTGTTGGGTACGGCGATTGAGCAGCGCGCCTCGTTGCCGCGTGCGTTAAGCGGGATGATTTGCAATGTCTGGCCCGCTGCGCGGATTATCAGCTCCTCCGCTTTAAAAGTCCCGTTGCGCCCGGTGTAATGGCGCGCTTCACTCAGTCTCATAACGTGTTCTTGGCTCATGGTGATATCCCCCTATTTGGTTTGTCCGGTACGTTGCAACCACTGCCACGTTTCATGCGCTGTCGCGTTGATGAGAACGGGGCAACCGTCTTTCAAAATGTGCTTTCTGCCGTTGGGGCACCCGTGCAGCGTGTACCCCAAACGTTCGAGAACCATTATCAAAGATTCGCCGCCGTTTAATAATACTTTTGCCAAATCTGCGCCTTCCATTGCGTCCCCCCCTACAGTACGAAAAATAGCATGCCGAAAGCCCAAAAAATCCCAAGGGCAATGCACGCGGCGGCGATGGTTAACACGATGTCGGTGATGGTCTCGATGATCATACCAGCGACCCCCTCTTAAGCAACGCAGCTTTAAGCTCGTAAGATGTTCTGTAGTCCGTCGACGTTGAGGGCGCCGCACCCGCTACGGGGCGCGCCAAGTGACCGACGATCCCCAACTTGATAGCCGCGTCCAGCCGTGACGATGCGCGCACGAACTGCTGATAACCGCCCGCGTCGTCCGTCGCACAGTAAAGCGGGGCGCCGGTGCCCCAGTATGCCCCTCCGTCATCGTACCCACCATTGTCTAAGCGGACACGGAAAAGGCGGTATTTCTCCCCGTCTTGCGGCGTCCCGTACTCCGCGCGCCCCATCGGCGCTCCATACTTGCTCGATACCTCGCTAAATTGCTTTGCCATACTCTACCTCCCCATGTCGTGGATTGTACAGCCAATGAGCGGCGCCCGGTGTTATGCGCCGCCTATGGGTGCGCTATCCGTCTTGCGCTTGTATGCCATGCCCCGCCATTGCTTTGCGGATGTTGGTTTTGGTGTATTTCACCCCGTCAGGGGTATGCGTTACACCCATGTAGTTCAACGACTCCAGAAAATCCTCCGCAGCCTCTTCTCTGTTCGCGCTGCGGCGTATCCAGCGGCGCGCCTCATTATAAAGGCCCTCGTCGTTGTTAATCCAGAGTGATACATCCCAGGCGTTGTAGCTGTCGTGCCCGTTATACTTTGCCATGACTCGCCCCCTCACTTAATAATTGCGATGCACTCAGCACCATGGAAAACATCGAGCCCGTCCTGTACAGGCACCACCAAATAACCGTTAACCTGCAGTTCCGCAGCTATCTGCTTTAAGCTTGTAGGCGCGCCGTTGTATGTGTCGTAAATCCACCCGTGGTGCCGTACTTGCATGGTGCGCATGGTGACGGTGCGCGCTACCACGTTCCATTTGCGTGACTTGCAACGAGGACATTCTTTGGGCTCCGTGGTGATGCGCGGCGTCCAGGTGTGGCCGCAGTTGCTGCAGGTCTTACGGGCTATGGCGGCTATCACGGTGGCTGCGCCATACTTTGCGACCATGGCGTCGAGTTGTACTCTGTGCTGTACGTCCATTATGCTAGTACCCCCTTCCCGGCTGTATTTCGCCCTCGGACAACAAACGCGCACGCTCTTTGAGGTCGTACAGCGCCGGGTCCGTGCATGCCGTCGTGAGTATCGCCAGCGTCTCGAATACAACGTCAATCATAAGCGCCTGCCCGTCTGAGCCGTTCCATTCTTGCCGTATCAATTCCGCCGCTCTCTCCGTCTTGCGTGCCATGGTTACACCCCCTCAATTACGAATGTTACGCGGATACCGCGTGCCCTGATATGCTGCAGCTCTTGGTTGTTTACCGTGTAGCGGCGGCCGTTAATTTCGATCCGGTGCATGATATCCCCCTTACTTGATCAGTCTGTAGATGTTGTACAGCGTGCCTATCAGTATCACTGCCGGTATGGTGTATGCGTATGCGGTCATGTTGTCCCCCCTTGCGTTGCGTCGTTGATATACATATACCAAACGCTACCATGATAGTCAAGCAATTATTTTTATCATGATAGCATTATGTGTATCAGGCACGAGGCGTGCTTCTACCTGGTGCGCATCGAGCTGGGGGCGCGTATGCGTGCACGTGTGTATGCGTGACAGCCGCGACGCATGCGTGCCTGGTAGCCCTGTATGTATTCGTATATGTATATATAAAGGTACTGTACTATATGGATGGGGGGTGCGTCGGGGGTACTGTTCGCGACCGCGCCTTTCCGCGGCTGCGGCTATTTTTTGTATTATTTAATATATTTGAATTTATATATATTCAAAAATGTGCATGTGTTTGGGCGCTAAAAAGCCCGTAATCGTGTAGACTTACGGGCGATAGTCCGCTAACGATAGGTGCTATTCCCCGAACTATAAAAGATCTCTCCGCTACAAGCCGGGCACTCGATCACCGGTACATATTCATCCCCATCCCAGCATGCGTTCTCGTGGATCACTGTGCCCTCGTCGTGCCGGTACACGCTGGGTTCTGGTATCCTATCCTGGTCGATAACCACTCCGCAACGCCCGCAAGATATAAGCCTCATACTAACCCCTCCTCGCGCAAAGGCGTGGTACCCAGACCGTCCGGGCGAGGTTGGTACACTCCTCACAATCGAACACCTGGCGTGTCTCGTTCTGCACGCGTGAAACGGCGGCGAGTTGCTTGGCGTTTGGCCCCCAAGCCTCATCGGTCAGATCCACCTCGTACGCCCCGGATATAGAGTCTGCGTAAAATTTGGCAAACGCACCAAAGCTGGAGGCGGCAAACCCGCCGGCGCGGGCCATACGGGCGAACGCTTCGTTTAGCTGCTCAAAAGCCTCTTTATCTCTTGGAAGGGCCATACTTAATCCCTCCCCGCGCAGACAAGGCAGCCCCGTGTGGACACGTAGCGCCATCCGCGATGCCCGTACTTGCACGGCTCACCCGTGCGGTACACGTTTAGCCCCATGGACTTGGCGGCCTCGAAGCTAAGTACCATTTCGGGGTGCTGTCTGTAGAACGGTTCTGGGCCGGCGGGGCGCGCATCCCGCTCACACGCCTGGCAGGAGCCATTGATCACGCGCCTTGGCGCGACGTGGCCATTCGGGCATGGGTCATCCGCGGCGGGCGTGTACCACGCTTCGCCGGCCTTGAGCGCGAGCTGGCGTGGTGAGTTGGCGCGAGCGTGGGCGCACTCGTAACACGTTCCCCGCAGCGTGGTCTTACCGGGGTGGCCGCATTTTATAAATGCCTGCGGGGACCAGTAGAAATCTATCCCGCGCAGCTGTGCCTCCTCGGCACTGCACGGCTCACCGCGATGCACAACCGCCGCGGTATATTCCTCGCAACCCGCCTCGTTAACGCAGCAGTTGTACCGGCCGCTCTTTACGAAGACGTACGCCTGCGTATTGTGGATCTCGCAACGGGTGCCGGGCCAGTATTTTGCCAGCCCATGCTGAATAGCCAGTTCCCGTGTTTGCGGGTATTCCCACCGGATTTCTGCCCCGGTCTCGGGGTTGATACTCGTAAAAAGTCGCATGGTGTAACCTCCTTTACGCATACTTATACCTTACTATATTTTATACGTCAACAACCCTAAAATTAAAAGTTTCTACTGGCCCAGTGGTAGTGTTTCCTATTCCCCCTAGAGAGAGTAAAGAGTAATTATAGTAAGTAAGTAAGGTAATATATAGTATATGCATATACAGGCTAACTTACTTACTATAATTACAGATCTGTCTGGTGGCTGTAGGTAGGGAAACACTACCACTGGGCCAGTAAGATATTTTAATGGTTGCGGCGCCGACCAAGGTGTGATAACGTCCCGCGCATGGAATGGCAAGTGGACGTCTCACAGGTCCGGGCGCTCGGTGTTTGGTGCCGAAAACAGCCCAAGCTGGTACAGAAAGCCAGCGGCATGATGCTGAACGCCTTTGCGTACGGTACACGCCAGCTCGCTCTGGCCGAGATCGACCGAAAGATGGTGGTGCGTAACGCCCGGTTCGTTTCCGGCAAGGTGCGGTACGACAAGACCAGCTTGAGCGTTCCGATTTCACAGCAGCGGTCTCGCGCGGGCTCGGTGGCCGGGCCGCGTTTCAGCGGGTGGGTCGAGCAGGAGCTCGGAAAGCAGACCGACCGCAAGAGGATCAGCACCACCGCGTCCCGCAGCGGGGACTTCCGGCGCCAGATGATGCCGTCCGCCAGGCTGAAACGAAGCACGGAAGTCGTGAAGCCTGGCGAGGACGGTTACACGCCGCTGGGGGGTACCTCGAACTACGGCGGGTTTGTTGCCATGCTGTTCCGCCGGAAAGAGCGCCGCCTGGTCCACATCGGCAAGGGCTTTTTCAAACTGCCGCGCAACCTCAACCAGCTCGCGGGCCCGACGCAGAACGGCAAGGCACTGTTCCGCTCCCTGGAACTCATGCAGCAGACCAAGCACAAGCAGCCCAAGCGTCTCCGCTGGCTGCAGCAGGCCCGCGGTGCGTACTTCAAGCAGACTGATCTCAACGCTCTCTGGGCCAAGACGATCAGCCGCCTGACCACCCCACCCTCTAAGCGGGTTTAAATTAAACTCTTGACAGTTTAATTCAACAGCGGGTAGAATCCCGCGCCATGGCCAGACCCGCAGCCCCACTACCAGAGATCACGTACAGCCAATGGCTCAAGACCGGTTACCCCGAGCTTACGCTCACGTTCAGCCAGCTGTGCAAATGGCTCGAGCCGCCTATCAGCGTCCAACGTGTGTACGCCCTGCGAGACAAAGAGGTCATCGTCTGCAGCAAGGACAACAAGTTTTCCACCAATCACCCCGAGAATAAGGCATGGCTGATAGCCCGCGAGGGGCACGAGCCCCCTAAAACCTCCCCCGGGCGGCCCCCCATAGTCGGGCCCAAGCCCCCGCCACCCCCACCACGCCCGGCGCCCGAGTGGGGGGATATACCGCCCCGCAAAGTTCACCAGAACGAGGAGACCCCCGACGCCGACGTCTTGTCCCTGGATCTGGAAATCATCCTCGACGCGATAGCCAAGTCCGACCTTTCCGTCTTCCGTAAAGCGGATATCGACAAGATCGCCAAGCTCGAGACCGCCGCGCGCACCCGCGTGCAGCGGGAAGAGAAGCGCGGGCAGCTTATCGATCGCCGCCTAGTCTCCACGGTGCTCAACAAGCTCTACCAGGTGGACAGCGATCAGATTAAGCCGCTAGGCAAGAAGCTCGCCGCCGATCTCGCCGCGCTGTTTGGAATGGAGGACGGCGAAAGCCTGTTGAAGGTGGAGCAGATGGTGGACGAGGAGACGAACCGTATACTCAAGCACACCAAGCAGATCATGAACGAGTTCCTGGCCGGTGTGGGCGCCGATGAGGTAGACGAGCGTGAGGCCGTCTGCATCGACCAGATTCTCGAGGACACCGCCAACATGATGCGTGGCATGGTGTTGGACCCCGCCGTACCCGCGCACGCCAAGGACGCCCTTGCTGTACGCATCGGGCTACTGGAGGCGATGCTATGAGCGGCACACCCCAACCCAAGAAGCGCGGCCGGTATTACCGCCGGCACGATGAACGGCGCCGGGCCGTAGCGGAGTCCACCGGCGATCTGGGTTTCCTGCTTGCGGAGAATGAAAAGAAACCTGTCGACCCACCCCCCGCGCTCATATCCGAGTGGGTGCATGGGTTCCGCGTCCTACCCGTCAACACGCCTTTCCCCGGCTATTGGGACAACTACAAGACCCCGTACGGAATCGAGATTGTCGACAACATGAGCCCGTACAGCCCCGTTGAGGAGACGGATGTGCTGAAAGGCGCCCAGCTCGGTTTGACCGCTTGGGCCGAGAACGTGGTCGGCTACTACATGAGCGCGTGCCCCACCGAGATCTTGTACGCAACGGCGACGGATGACCTGGCGGAAATCTGGTCGACCAAACGCCTTGACCCACTCATCGACAGCATCGGGATGCGTGGCCGAGTGTCTGCCCAGATCGACCCCACGAAGACCAAAAGTCGCCGCTCAGGGGATAAGGTTCTTAGCAAGGAGTACGCGGGCGGGACTCTCAACATCGTGAGCTCCCAGTCCGCTGCGTCCCTGCGTTCCGACTCCAAGCGTATCGTCATCGTGGATGAGGTCGACGGCGCCCCGGCGCAGCTCAAGACCGGCGAGGGTAACTTCCTCGACGTGGTGGACGCCCGTACCAATGCCTGGGGCGCCCGGGCCAAAAAGCTGCGGTACTCGACACCCGGGTTATGGGACACCTCCATGATGCGCAAGAAGTTCGAGCAGGGGGACCAGCGCGTTTATATGGTGCCTTGCCCGCACTGCGGGATCATGGAATGGCTTAAATTTCGGCAGCTGCGCCCCGAGTACAATAGTGACGGCCAGCTGTCCAAGGTCTGGTACGAGTGCGAGCACTGCCACGAACCGATCTACAACCACCACAAGAGGGTCATGCTGGACCCGCGTAATGGGGCGTACTGGCAACCGACATGCAAGCCCCGGAAGAAAAACCAGCGAAGCTACTATATCAGCTCGATGTACTCCCCCGTGGGGATGATGACCTGGCTGAAAATGTACGACAAGTACCTCGAGGCGAAGAACACGCCGGACGGCATGAGGTCGTGGGTCAACCTGTACCTCGGGGTGCCGTACCAGGAGCGCGGCTCCCGCCCCAAGGTCGAGAACGTCATCGAGAACCGGCTAGAGTACCTGGACGGCCGCGACGTGCCGGATGGAGTGCTCTTCACCACGATGAGCGTTGACGTACAGTCCGGCAGCGTCACGGACCCCAACAACCCCGCGCGTCTCGAACTGGAAATCCTCGGCCACGGGGCGAGGCATAAAACCTGGTCGTTGCTTCATAAGGTCATCCTGGGCGACACCACCACGGACGCCTTTTCCGGTGCATGGGAAAAGCTGAACGACTGGGCGGCGAACGGGGGCATGGTCATAACGAGGCAGGCCGATGGGATGCCTTTCGCAGTTCAAACCGTGTTCATCGACTCGGGGGATGGTAACTGGGTCGACATCGTGTACGCGTTTGCCCAACGGTGGGAAAACACTTTTGCGTCCAAGGGCGTCAACGCGCTGCGTATCCGGCGCAACGAGGAAAAAGGCAAAAGCATCGGTGATGAAGCCGGCCCCAGCAACTTTATCAGGTGGCGCGCAGCGATGTCGCAGAGGCAGGGCGGTGTTCAGTTCATCGAGGTATCCACCAACTTCTACAAGACGATGACCTACAACAACCTCAAGATCGCCCGGAAGCCGGGCCATTTACAAGCACCCGGTTTCTGCGCGTTCCCCGCTGATCGGAGTGAAAAGTATTTCCTCGCGCTCACCGCTGAGGAAAAGCGACGCGATGGGAGTTTTCATGACGGGGGCCGGCGTAACGAGGCGTTGGATCTCCGGGTTTACAACCTGGCTGCGGGGGACTACTTCCTCGCCGCCAAGATCCAGGCATTCCGTGCGGCGGCCAAATCGGTGGGTCGGACACCGTGGGGAACGGAGCCCACGGATTACGAGCTCCAAAAGATCAACCACCAATGGGTGCTGGATTGGCTGACTCAGCAAACCGCGCGCAAAATCAATTAAAGAGGGGGACAAATAAATGCGCGGGCGGCCGGCGGGTACGATAAAAAGGGACAGTAGAACGCAGAGGGTGTACGTCCGCCTGCATCCACGCGAAAAGCAGGAACTGGAACGGCGTGCGGCGGCGCGTAAAATGTCAGTCAGCGAGTATATACTGGTGATGACCCTCTCGGGTACAGGAGGAGTCACAAATGAGCCGTGAAGGCAGAGAAAGCGAAGAAATTAAGGAGTTTGCACAGCTTACCGTAGCACTGACAGACGCCAGACTGTACCCGGACTGGGAAGTGGTCGGCGACCCGTGGGAGGAAAGAGGTCGTAAGTTTGTCTCGATTCGCAAGCGTATTCGGTAATTTATTAAAAATTTGACTATTCGGATTGACCCACCGTATCATCCCACCCCATGAGCTACCTAGACCCCACGTCGCAAGGTGTCATTCGGGCCCGGATTGCCAGGAAGCAGGCGCAGTTAGAACTCGCCTACACCGCGCTTGATGCTGCCCTCGACCCAGCCCGTGCGGTCATCCAGTCGTACAAGTTTGATTCCGGCGAGGGCGCGCAGTATGCGTCCAACAGGAAGCCGGAAGAGATCCAGAGCCTTATCACCCAGCTTGAAAACCAAATCCAACGCGATGTCAACCGGCTTACCGGGGCGGGCATCGTCAACTTGAATCTGCGGAGGCGTAGGTGAAGAGTACGACGTACACCTTCAAGATCTTCGGGATAACCATTTTCTCGTGGAAGCAGAGCGTAGACGCGCCCCCGCCGCCCGAGATCGATACCGAAAAGCTGTACCAGGACTTCGCGGAGCGTTTTGAGCGCGAGCATAAAGAAGCCTGGGCTAAAGACCTCGCCAGCGAGCTGGGGGAAGCCGTGGCTAAACTACGTTCGGGGGCGGGCAGGTGAGTACCGGCGCGTTTGACAAGCTGGCCGAGGGCCTGGTCGATGTGATGGACAACCAGCCCCGCCAGTACCTCGCAGGTCCGGGCCCGTACCGGTATTCCGGCCGCGTCACCACCGGCGAGAAATGGCCGAACGGACTTTCGGCATCCGGTACGGGTGCGGTGATCCACCACACGCTCACCCGCCGGAACGCGCGCACCGCGATGCAGGACAGTGTGCAGGCGCGTTCGGTTGTCACGCGGACCGCCGATACCGTGGCGGATGGCGGCCTGCGTCTCGAACTCTGCCCGAACGCCGACATCCTCGGGATCAGCAAGGAAGAGGCGACTGAGAAGGGGCGCGATATCAGCATGCGTTTCCACCTTTACGCCAGCGACGTGAAGGCTCACCGCGCCGAGCAGTTCAATTTCTACCGTGCCCAGGGCCACTGGGCGTTCTTCCGCCAGAGGGACAACGACCAGTTTGTCCGGCTCTACTACACAGAGGACGATTCCCGTCTCCAAAACCCCCTGCAGTTCGAGTTTATCGACGCAGACCAGATCCGTGGGGACGCTTTCACCAACCTGTACGGTTTCAACGTAGCCACCACGACCAACGGTTTCCAGTATCTCCTGTTTGACGGCATCGAGCGCGATGACCGGGGGCGCGAAAACGCCTACAAAGTGTGGACTCGTAACCCGGACGGCACGTATGGCAGCACGCGAGTTCCGGCGACGTACCCCGGCGGCCGTCGCGGCATGATCCACGGGTTCGAGGGCGAGTACGCCGGGCAGGGCCGGGGGTACACCCGTCTCGCGCACGCCATCCAAGAGTTCGAGAACATTACCGACTTCTCGGCCGCGGTGATCAAGAAGGCGATCAACCAGTCCTGCATCGTCGGGTTCATAGAACCCAGCAAAGAGGAGGACGCGGTAAACCCCTTTGAAGGCGTGCTTACCAACCAGGGCGCCGGCCCCGCGCAAAGCCTCTTTTCCAGTAACTCCGCGCTGGCTTCGGGGGCGGTCTCCACGGCTAACCCCAGCACCGAACTGGCGGCGGGGATCGATACCTGCTACCAAGTGCCCGAGGCGACGTTTGACACCCCCGGAAGCATGTTCGTCGCCAGCCTGACAAAAGGCAGTAAGATCACCTTCCCGGCCAACACGGCCCCCGGCGACAGCTACGGCGACTTTGTGGGCGACTTTGCGGGTTACATCGCGGCCAGCCTCAACATCCCGCTGGAAGTAGTGCTGATGAAGTTCGGACAGAACTACAGCGCGTCCAGGGCGACGCTGTTGCTGTTCTGGGACGTCGTGCGGCAGGAGCGCATTTACATGGCGGCCCAGTTCCTCAACCCCGTTGTCGAGATGTGGCTCGCCGGTGAGATCGCCGCCGGCCGCATCCAGTGCCCGGGCTGGTCCGACCCCCGCATGCGCGCGGCCTGGCTTAATTGCACCTGGGTCGGCGGCGGTCCGCCGGACATCGACCCGGCCAAGAGCGTCAAGGCCCGCAGGGACGCGATCGAACTGGGTATCACCAACGCCGACCGTGAAGCGCGTGACCACAACGGGTCCAGCGCGGCGGACAATATTGCGGCGAACAACAAACTGTACGCGCCGTACAAGGCGCTCCCGTGGAACGAACCGGGCAACGCACCCCCGGGTAGTCCGCAGCCGGCCAAGCCCGCGGTAGTAAAGCAGCTGGCTCGGCAGCTCGCGGACATACAGGACATGCTCGAGGAGGCTTTGAATGGGTAGGTTGCTTGCGGTCATAGCGGCGGTACTCCTGGCGGTTTCGGCTCACGGGGCCAGCATCAAGCCCGCGCTTGAGTACACCTTTGGCCATGAGGGCGGGTACCAGGCCATGAGGGGCGACTCCGGCAACTGGACGGGCGGCAAGGTTGGGGTTGGGGCCCTCAAAGGGACCAAATTCGGGATCGCAGCGGCAAGCTACCCTCGCGAGGACATCAAGGGGCTGACGCTGGACCGTGCGGCGTTCCTGTATGAGCGCGATTTCTGGAATGCACTGCGGCTTAACCGGGTACGGAACCAGATCATCGCCAACCAGGTCTTCGATTGTGCTGTGAACATGGGGACCGGAACCTCGGCCCGTATACTCCAACGCGCTATCAACCTTACCGGCTGGCCTCGCGCACCGATCGCTGTTGACGGGCGGGTTGGGCCGAGCACCATCCAGCGGCTCAACGAGATTGATCAGGTACAGCTCTACGTACACCTGATCGGGTTGACCCACGCTAGGTACATTCAGATTGTGGACGCGAACCCACGTAAGATGCCATTTCTGGACACCTGGGCGTACCGGGTCAAAAACAATGTGCAGCGGGACGTCCATGAGTACGAAACCCTGCGGGGCCATGCCGCCACCAGCGGCTACGCGCTGCCTCGCTAAGGAGATATGAGCATGCCGAAAGCGGACCCCCGGCTGATCATCGCGCTGAATCAGATCCTGGTACAGGAACTGACGGCCATCAACCAGTACCACGTCAACCGCGCGCGGTACAAGAACCTGCAGTTCAACGAACTGGTCGAGTACATAGACGAGCGCATCGCGGACGAGGTGAAGCACTACAACGCTGTCCTCGATCGAATCTTCTACCTGAGAGGGACGCCCGTTGCGGGCCGGTTGGACCCCGTGAACATCGCGTATGACATCCCCGGGACTTTCTCGGCGGACGCGGCGAGTGAGACCACGGCGATTCAGACTTACAACCAGGCGATCGTGCTGGCGGTGGAGCTTAAAGATGATGGTACCAGAAAACTGCTCGAGGACAACCTCGCGGACGAGGAGGACCATCTGGACGATCTGCAGGCGAAGCTTGACCAGGTAGCATTGACCGGCCTGCCGGTGTTCCTCGGCCAGATGATCTAAAGGAGTACGACGATGGTAAAAAGGATCGAAATCGAGGGGGTAATTGGCTGGCATGACCAGGCGACCCCCGAGTATCTTGCCGCGGAGTTGAGGGCAGCCAACGGCGACGCCGTAGAGCTCCACTTCAATTCCCCGGGCGGCTTGGTGGGCGCCGGGCTGAAAATGTACAACCTCATCCGCGACTACCCGGGCGAGACCACTGCGGTCCTCGCGGGTTACGCGATGAGCATGGCGTCGTACATTCCCCAGGCATGCGGCAAGGTCATGGCCAAGGATAACGCCGTGTACATGATCCACAACGCGCGGGGGTGGACCGGCGGCGACCACAACGAGGTGCTGAAATACGGCAACTACCTCAAGGGACTCTCTGGTATCTCGGCGCGCGAGTTCGTGAAGCAGACTGCGAAACGCGGCAAGGCCAAGAGCCTGGCGGATATCACCGCCATGATGGACGCTGAGACGTTCCTCTTTGGTGAGGAGATGGTTACCGAGGGTTTTGTCGATGGGATTCTCGACACCGGCGACGATTCCGATAAGGAAACCGCGCTGGCGACTGCGCAGGCGACATTCAACGAAGCGATGGCCATGCTGACGGCCAACCCGGACCGTGTGAAGGCCGACTTGCAACTCGCCATGCAGATTTACGGCGACGCACGACCCTTTGGGGAAGGCGCGCCCACACAGAGTTTTTCAACCCCCGCTGCACCGGCCGCGGGTAATTCAACGGAGGAGGGCAAGCAGATGAAACTAGCTGAACTGTTGGCCGCCAACCCCGAGGCAAGGGCCGAGTATGATCAGGCGATCACCGCGGCTGAGGGGAAGGGGAAAGAGGAGATGCAGACGACCGTAACGGCGGTCAGCAAGTACCTCAACAACAAGGACTACCCGGCACAGGTGGGCACCATGGCGTTGCAGGTACTGAGCGGGGCGCAGCCCAAGGCGAACCTGGACGCAATCGTGGCGACCGCCGACATGATGAAAGAGATGCAGGCGGGGGGTCAGGCAGCTGCGGCTTCCGCCACTCTCCCCGACACCCCGGGCCAGGGTGGCAACGCGGCCCCGGTCGCAAACGCAACCGATGTCTCGTCCGAGATGGATCTGGGCGCGGCGATCGCGCAGTTCAAATCGGAAGGGGGTAACTAAGCCATGGCCGTTGAATCCCGTCTTGACCTCACTAATTACCCGTTCTTCCTCTCCGGTCGTCTCATCCACCGCGACAACGAGACCGTCAAGCAGGACGCCGGCAGGACTACCCCGCTCAAGCGCTACACCCTCATGGCCCAAGTCGCGGCCACGGGTAAATGGGTACCGCTGACCGACGTGGCCGCCCTGGACGGCTCCAACACCGCCCGTGGCATCTACGTGGGGGACGACATCTCGGCCGCAGCGCTGGTCGCCGGCGACGTGACCGCATGCCCGATCGTTGTAGGCGGCGACCTCTCGACCTTTGACGGCGCCCAGCTCGTCCTCGAGAACAGCCTCACTCTCGCCTCGGTATGCAGCGACGATCCGGCTGGCGCCGACAACGGGGCGGTCAATGTACGCCGCATTTCCGACGATCTGGCCCGCATCGGTCTGTACGCTGAGTCGGCCGTCGACATCGAGAACTTCGAGAACGCAGACTAGAACAATCACCGTAAGGAGGTGAACTCAAAATGAGTAACGGAACCCCCGTAGGCCAGGACCTTCTGAGCCGCTTCCTCGTCGGCACCTACGACGAGAAGAAAATCATCACCGTGTCGACCGGCTTCCTGTCTTTCTTTGGTCGCCCGGAGACCGGCGCGGAAACCCATTTCAGCCCGGACGCCAACCAGGTTGACATCGACATCATCCGTGGCACCGAGAAGATCGCCGCGCTGGTCCCCCGCGGCACTGTCAGCCGCTCGATCGGTACCGCCCAGAAGAACATCCGCCCCGAGCGCTTCACCGAGATCAGCCGTAAATTCCCGCTGATCGAGGAAGAGGGCGACATCGATAGCTCCACGCTGCTCAACCGCGTGGCCGGTGAGACCCCGTACCAGCGTCAGACCCGTATCACCCGTCTGCGCATGCAGGCGATCAAGATCACCCAGGAGTCGCAGCGCCGTACGGTCAGGACTCAGGAAGTCCTGGCGGCGTCCTCCATCCTTACCGGCACCATGCCGGCGATGCTGGGTACTACCAACGCGGACCTCATGTACGACTTCCGCCGCAACAGCGACCACTTCATCACCGCCGGCACCGCGTGGTCGAACGCCGCGGCAGACGCCATCGGGGACATCGAGACCGCGTGCAAGCGCATCCGCATCAATGGCAAGATGCGCGCGGACGGTATCCTCATGGGCACCACCGCGATGAAAAACTTTATCGCCAACACGGCGGCGCGCTCGCTGGCGGATAACCGCCGTTTCGAGTTCATCCAGTTCGGGGGCGGTAACAACGGCGCCGGCGTGGGGGACGACCTCTTCCGCAAGTCCGGTGTGGAAGCCCGCTGGTCCCGTTTTATCGCCGGTGGCTTCATGGCCCGCGGTATCCTCATCACCCCGGAGGGCTTCGAGCTCGTCATCTTCACCTACTACGACGGGTATAATGACCCGACCAACGCGGACGCCTGGACCCAGTACATGCCCGAGGATAAGGTTCTCGTCTTCTCGAGCCAGGCAAGGTGTGACCGCTATTTCGGGCCGCCGGAAAACCTTCCCATGATCCCGATGAGGGAGCAGCTGTACAGGGAGTTCTTCGGCTTCGATCCCCTGGCGCCCCCGGCACCGCCGAACTTCAAGGCGGCGGACGGCGTTCTCCGCCCGGATACCTGCTACCACGACGCGTACGTCTCGAGCGACTGGAAGCGCCTGTCCATCCGTATGCAGAACGCACCGATCTTCGCCACCACCGCAACGGACGGTTTTGTCACCATCGACACTACCCCCTAGCGGTCGGCAAGACCACCGAACGTAGCCCCCTAGTCCAAAGCTAGGGGGCTTTTCGGGTGTAAGGCCGGTCAGTTAATTTACGGAGGATGATATGGATAAGAAAGAGTTCAAAGGGTCGGGCGTTTTCTTCACCGGTAAAGGTGTAGTCAGTCATCGAGGCGCGGACTACCGTACGGGCAAAGAGCTTCCCGCCGATCTGCCCAAGGAAACTCTTGAGGCGCTGCTCAAAAAGGGCAAGGCTAGCACCACCCGCCCGATGGGAGGCGTTGTAGCAGTGGCGGCGGCTGACAAGAGGGTGACCGAGCTGGAAAGTAAGCTCTCCGAGGTGACCGCGGCGGCTACCCGCAACTGCGAAGAGATCGAAAAGCGCGGCGCGCGCATTGCGGAGCTGGAAAAGACCAGCACCGAGCGCGAGGAGCTTATCGCGGATCTGCGGGCGCAGTTGGAAGCCAACCGCGTAACCATCGAGCAGCTTACCGCCCAGCTCACCGGCGCGGCACCGGCAGCACCGGCGCCCGAGGCCCCCGCGGCAGAAGCACCCAAGGCACCGTCCGGTGCGGGTCCGAAAAAATGAGACGGCTACCCGACAACGTAACAGTTTACGTCGGCGGGACAAAATGGCGGGGGGAAGCCCCCGCCGAACACTGCCCCGCGCCCGTCGTGGCACCGGCCCGTAAGGCCCGACAGGTGGCGCCCGTTGAGGAGCTTACCACAACCACCGAGGAGCAATAAGTGCTGAACCTGCGCGCTCTCGCAGAAAAGGATTTGGCCATCACGCTGGAAGGCGACTGGGGGTCCGACGTTACGCTGATCCGACCGGACGGCGAACGTGTGAGCACCGCCCGTGATGGTCGCCCCCTGCGTGGCCAGGTGCTTTACAACACCGTACGCCTCAACCCGGAGACGGGGGAGCGCATCGTGAGTAACTGCCCGATCCTTTCGCTGCGCAGGTCCAGCCTGGAAAGAGTGCCGACGTGGGGGGAGAACTGGATCATTGAGATGCCGGTCGCCCCCACGGTTGGTGCCCCCACCGGTCAGTACTCCTTGAGCCCCGCGCGTCCGCCCGAGGGCGGTGAGTCATCGGGCTTTGTGCGTCTCTACCTGCAGCTGGTCGAACAGGAGCCCGCCGAGTGAATTTTAGGGTCGTAAATAAAGCGATAATAGACCTCCTCGGGAACGCGGCCATGGGGCGGTACAAGATGGTCGGGTACCAGCGCCAGGCTAAGGCCGCGGGTGAGTCTCGCCGGATGGTGCAGTCCTTTTTTAAAGAGGGCGAGTTTTCCAAGTCCAGCGGCAGCATGCGGGGGCCGAACCAGCACGACATGACTTTCGGGATCGGCCTCACAGTCAACGCCCCTTCCCGGTGCAACCTCGCGGTCATCAACGCCCCCGCTTCTACCGCCGCCCAGGTAGCCATCGCCATGGAAGCTATGCAAGACGCCGCGTATGTGGCGGACGAGCTCATGGACGAGCTGTTTGACATTGTTTACCAGGTGCTTATGGACGCCCGCAATGTTGACCTTGGGTTGGCCAAGGGCATCGTAGCGAACCGGTGGGTCGGATCGTTGCAGAAAGACAGCCCGCTCCCCAGCGGTGAGCTGGTGACACTCACGGGCGAGGTCCTGTTTACCTGCCGGACCTCGGAAGCCGTGCTTGGCGAGGCGGGCGTAGCAGCGGTTGGCGGCGTGACCGTCAACCTGTCCGGGTTGTATACGGGCGCAACGGTTGTCACGGCATTCCCCGATACGCCCTTCACCTGGCCAGGCGGGGAACTCTTACAATTTGAAAACGGCGACTTTGTGGAGCCGGGTTAGGGAGGATCTACTATATGCGGAAGTTCTTGCTGTTGAGTTTGCTCTTTGTCGCGGCTGTTGCTGGTGCGGCCTCCATAACCTCGGTTCCGGTAGTGCCGTCGCCTCTCCGCAGCACCGATAAGGTGCCTGTAGCGCGCGATGGCAGCCCCAACGCGTATTCCGCCACCGTAGGGCAAATCAAGTCGTATGTGCAGTCCCAGATCTCTTCCGCCTCAGTAGCCGTAACCAGTGTCCAGGGCAAGGCTGGCGCGGTGGTTCTGACCGCTGCGGAAGTCGGGGCGGACCCAGCGGGCTCGGTGTCGGTCCACACCTCGACCTACAACCATGCGAATATCCCGACCACCGCCGAGAAGGGTGCCATGGTCGGCACCAGCGGGGCGCCCGGGGTAGGCAACGCTTTTGTCACCAACGCGGACATGCGACTCTCCGATGCCCGCGCGCCCCTCGCGCACACTCAGGCCGCCACGACTGTCACCGAGGATACCGCCCACCGCTTTGCCACCGACACTGAGAAAGCGGCCTGGAATGCAAAGCAGGCGGCGCTCACCGCGGGGGTGGACTACCTCACGCCCACCGGCAGCGCGTCCGGTCTAACCGGCTTCCCGACGCTGAACCAAAACACCACGGGGACCGCTGCGGCTCTTGCAGCTAACGGTTTCAATTGCGGCGAGGGGGAAGCCGCAAAAGGTGTGGACGCCGCGGGCAATGCTGAGGGCTGCTTTACTCCTGCGGGCGGCACCGGCGGCACTACGGACCACGCAGCTCTGACTCATCTGGATTACGCAAGTAGCGGGCATACCGGCTTTGCAGCCAGCTCCGATGCGCGCTTCCCGACCACCAACGAGAAGGCGGGGATGACCTACGCGCAAGCGCCCTCGGCGGACAACCCCTTTGCCACAAAAGCGGATCTGCAGTTCACCAATTACTCCGGAGCCAGCGTGACCGCTGCTACAGGTACGATCGCGTCAGGCACAGCGGCGTCGACGCATAACGCGTATGACAATGCAGTGCTGCAGGTTAACGAGGCGTCCGGGGCGCCGGGGTGGGACGTTCGGTTCACCTTTAACGCCGTGCCGCATTTTAACCAGGTATCGGCGCGCTTCTGGTACGACGGGTCCGCAACGCACGACGTTTACATCCAGGCTTACAATTACGGAACGTTGACGTGGGACAGCCTTAACGTTAATGCGTTGCACGGCACGTCGGACTATGCGTGGGTAACGCTCGGGGTTCCTGTCGACTCCGCATATCGCAACGGTTCCAACACCGTACTAATTCGATTTTATCATTCAACGGCGGGTTCCACCGTGCATCACGTTTTTATTGACTACCTAGCGCTCTCCCATACCTCTCTGGGGGGTGCCAACACGGAGCACAACCAGCTGGTTGGCCGAACTGTGCCTGACGCGCACCCAACGAGCGCGATCACGGGGCTGGATGCTGCGTTGGCCGCTAAGGAACCGGCCGACGCCACCATCATCAAGGAGTCGGAGTTAAGCAGCGCCACTAACAGCACCAGCACGACCACGGCGGCGAACTCGGCGGCGGTGAAGGCGACTTATGATTTGGCGGCAAGCAAGGCGCAAAGGTCCGATTTCAACGTGATGGAGTATGGAGCAAAGGGAGACACCGTAACTGCTTTTGACGGAACTGTGACTACGGCCAGTACTACTTTCTCTTCTCCCAGTGCGGCTTTCACTTCAGCGGACACCGGGAAAACAATACTTATCTACGGTGCGGGTGCTGGCGGAAAGATGTACCAGGGTACTGTGTCCTATGTCAACTCGACTACCTTGGCTCTTTCAGCCGCAGCCGGGACAACCGTAACGGCATCCGAGTATAAGCTAGGAACCGACGATAGCGCTGCGGTCCAGTCAATAATCGACACCTATGCGACGCAACGCTACGTCTTCCCGGCCAATACCAACCTTGGCGCGACTCATAAAGAGGTGGTGGTTGTTTTTCCTTCTGGAAAACACTTTCTTATCGGGACGGGCGTAACCGCATCTTACAAGGATGACATTACCTTCACGGGCAAAGGGCTGATTTCTTTTAGCGAAATCAAAGCATTCGCCTTCACCGGATGCAAGCGCATAGTGTTTGAAGGCACTAGCGCGGATGGCATGGTTCACGATTATTCGCCCACGACGAGTACCTATGTCTACATGACGCGGAGCGGGACAAACGCTCAGTCTAACCAGTTGGTATTTAGGCACAACAAGGTCTACCGCGTGAAGAAGGCGGTGGAAACCAGTTTGCAGGACCCCAAGACTGGGTATCAGGCAATAATTGAAAGTAACCTGCTTGAAACTTACAAGGTTGCCGACAGTATCGGGCTAGATCTAGGAACAACCGATGACAACGTTTTCGATAACGGTATTAACGGCTTCGACACCCAGGTAAGCGCAAGGACGGGCAACATCAATTTCAGGGGGAACCATTTGTGGGCCGACGCGGGACGGTCCACGCTCCCGGTGAACGTTCGGTATGGGCTTGATGTGGGTAGAGCCTCTTTTACCTCGACCCGACTGACGATCCTAAACAACTGGTTTGGTGATTGCACGGTGGCATCGCTCCGTCTTCATGGCGGGGTTCTTGACAACGGTACGCATGACCAGCCGATACTTATAACCAATAACAACTTTTTCCGTTTCGGTAACAACGACCAAAACTACCTGATAAGCCTTGAATCCGACACGCCTATTACGTTGAATAACATCGTGATACGGGATAATAGCGGGCAGTTAGACAACGCCACTCTCCCCGCCATGCAGTTCTTGAACGTGTCCCAAGGTACCGGCAATGCCGTCATCGAGGATAACTTTTGGCACGGAACCACAGACCAGCAAGCGTGGCCGCGCCCCAAAGTCAAGGTAACTGCGGCGGACACGACCAACGGGTATCTGTACGACAAACTAGCCGCAGGGTCCAACATATCCATAACAAGGAACAACGCCGGGGCAAACGAAACCCTTACTCTAGCCGTAAGTGGTTCGGTGCCTACTGCATCCGCACTTGCAGCAAACGGCACTAATTGCACCACGGGACAAGCCGCTGCCGGGGTGGATGCCAGCGGGAATGCAGAAGGCTGCTTTACGCCATCCGGTGGTGGCGGAAACCCTGCAGGTGCTTCCGGTCAGTTGCAGTACAACAACGCTGGTAGTTTCGGTGCAGCGACACTTTTGACATGGGATGCCGCAAACAGCAGGCTTGGCCTCAACAACACCGCCCCCTCCTATCTGCTCGACATAAAGAAAGGGGCCGGGGAAGGTGGGCTTGATGTCGCGCTCAGGTCTACCGATAACACCGTAGCTACCGCGCTTGACTTCTTTGAGGGCACTACCTTCAAGGGCAGCATGGCCGCGTTCGGGTCCAACCATACAACGGCATCATGGCGCGATTCTCTCCACATAACCGCAGCAACAAACGACACCGGCAAGCTGATATTTAGAACCAAAACGGGAGGGGTTTACTACGAGCGGCTGTTTGTGGACAACGGTGGCAATGTCGGCATCGGCACCACCTCCCCCAGCCAGAAGCTCGACGTGGTGGGGGCGGCAAAGGCAACCTCATTCCTCGAAACCGTCAAAGCGAACGGCACCTGCTCAACCAGCATCAACATCGACCCGACGCTTGGTGGCATCCAGACGCTCACGCTCTCCGGTGCCTGCGCGATAGGCGTCACCAACCTTGCTGCGGGGCAGTCGTTTACGCTGAAACTGACGCAATCCTCTACGACCGCGCCGACGTTTACCAGCGTGTACAAATGGCCCGCAGGTACCGCGCCCGCATGGTCAGCAAGCGCCACAAAGTACGACGTGCTGTCCTGCTACTCCGACGATGGCACGACGCTCTCCTGCAACGGTATGGTGGACGTGCGATGAGAGCGCTAATCCTCCTTCTAATCCTGCTCACCGCCTCGCCATCTTTGGCGGGGCCAGCAGCTATGCGGATGATGCAGGTGATGGGTGATGCGTGCTCGGGCACGATACCATCCGGCACGTTCACCATCAACGGACAAAGTAGCTTATCTGCTGGGAACTACGCTTCCGCTGATACAGGCACCCAGTCCACATGCTCCAACGCGGGCACGATCACGATTTATGCGTCATGTAACGCTTCAGCCGGGGTGGCGGGGTATGTCAGGCTCTATGTTGACAGCTCGACCAACACTTTGAACTGCGTTGCGGGATCAAGCGTGTCACAAACCATCGGCGTGATAGTCCCGAAAGGCGCCCACAACTTGAGGGTCTACATGACGTCCTCTGGCGGGACGGCATCGCTCACCGCCAGCAACTTTACACGCCCGTAGAGCTTAAACATTAATTTTTTGCACGTTACAGCCTTGTTGCTGTACTATTCCGCGCAATAAAAGGAGGGCACCGCGCATGCTCAATTCCACGTCTATCGCCCCGGCGGTAGGGGCGTCCGTTCGGAACGTTCAGTTCACGTCCGAGGCAACCAATCTTCCCCGCAAGTTCCTTGTGGTGGGGACTTATGACTCGGCCAAGGTAGGCATCGCGGCGAACGAGACCCAGCTGATCCTCAGTCCCGAGGACGCCGGGAACCGTTACGGGTTCGGCTCCATGCTGCACCGTCTGGCGCTCTTTGCGTTTGCCGGCACGCAGGGTGTTCCGGTCTACGCTCTCCCACAGGCTGAGGCCGGCGGGTCCGTAAAGGCCGCGGGCAGCCTCGACTTCACCGCCAGTGCCAACGTCAAGGCCGGTACCGCGTATCTCTACATCGCGGGCCAGCTCGTCAGGGTAAACCTGGCAACGGGCGCCACGGCAGCCCAGATCGCAACCGCTGCCGCAACAGCGGTCAACGCGGACAAGACCCTACCGGTCTCCGCGCTTGTCGACGGCGTGATCACCGGGCAGGTAAACCTGACCGCCAAGAGCGCAGGGCCGTGGGGCAACGCGATCACCCTGGCGTTCAACCTCGGCGCCGGCCAGGTGCTTCCGTCCGGTGTAGCGGTAACTGTTACCGCCATGAGCGCGGGCGCGGGCGTCCCGGGCATCTCCGCAGCTCTCGACGGGCTGGGGGTCGGGGATGACGCGAACGAGATGTACTTCACCGACATGGTACACGGATACGGTCTTGACGTCTCCACGCTGGACGCGATCAGCGCGTACGTGGGTGAGGGCAACGAGGCTACCGGGCTCTATGCCGAAACGGTAAGCCGCCCCTTCCGGGCCTTGACCGGCGATACCGCAGCGGGTAGCGCGGGCCTCAACGCCCTGGTCACCATCTCCGACAACAGAAAGCTGGACCGCGCCAACGGCGTGGTGTCAGTCCCGGGGTCGTACAGCCACCCGTCCGAGATCGCCGCGCTGGCGATGGGGCAGGCGGCGCGTATCAACCAGAAGCGCGCCGCGCAGAGTTACCTGGGCATCGCGCTTTCCGGCGTCAACCCCGGTGATCGTTCCGACCGCTGGACGAGCGATTACGACACCCGCGACCTCGCCATGCGTTCCGGCGTAAGCCCGACCCGCGTACAGGCCGGCACCGTCTACCTGCAGGCACTGGTCACCTTCTACCGCCCGGACGATGCGCCGGTCAACTCCAACGGTTACCGCTCGATGCGTAACATCGCCATCATCCAGAATCTCCTGTACAACATCCGCATGAACTTCGAGCAGGAGAAATGGCAGGGGATCAGCATCGTGGCGGACACGGCTGCGGTCACGGATTCCACCGACCGCGAGAAAGCCCGCGACATCGACAGCGTGAAGGATGACGGCGTGGCGCTGGCCTACGCGTTCGAGCGCAAGGCTTGGATCCACAACGCGGCTTTCACGATCAACAAGCTCAAGGAAGCCGGTGCGGTAACTGTCCGCCCGGACGGCCTCGGCTTCAACTGCAACCTGTCCGTCATCTTCTCGGGCGAGGGCGGCATCATCGACACCGAGGTTGCATTCGACACGAGTCTCGCTGTACTGCTCAACTAAAGGGGGACGCCATCAATGGCAAAGGATCTTTCCGGTTCTGTACGCAAACTGACCCTCGACGGCGTGACCTACAACGTCGCCGGGGATGCCAACTTCAACGAGGTTGAAGGGCTTTTTGAGAACGACACCGTGGTACATAGCGGCGGTAATTCCCGCAAGGTGACCCGCAGGGCCGCCGTCAGGGAGAACGTCACCATTATCTGCAACGGCGCCGAGTTCGACCAGCTCAAGGCCTTGAGCGAAAGGCTCGAGGATTTCCCGATGAGCTACGAAACCGCATCCGGGGACGTCTACCGCACCACGGGGTGGATCAACCTCGAGCACCGCGAGACTGAGGAAAACAGGGTGTCCATGAAGCTGTTCCCGCGCAAGCAGTGGAGCGCATTCTTAGGCTAGCCCCGCACTGAAAGGCCCTCGTCGTTGTCCGCTCTGTGGTGGGGTGGACGATGGCGGGGGCCGACCACCATAACCCCACCACAAGGAGCAAAGTATGAGCAGGTACGCGCTTAAACCGAAAGACGATAAGATCTTCATCCTCTCCGAGGAAACCGCCGAGGGCATGGTCTGCGAGCTCTTGGAGTATTACGACATAGACCCTGGCCGGGTGACGGAGCCGTTGCAGCTGGCCGCCATGGAAACCAACCTCGACGGGCTGCGTGACCACTTCCGCACCGGCAAGCTCGAACTCAAACGCGACGAGAAAAACCGCATGCAGGTGATCCACAACCTGGATGGCAGCGACCCGCTGGTCTACAAGGAGGTCAACGCCGACGCCAAGCTGGCGACCGACAAGACGCCGCCCGAGGCGCGGTACGCGAAGATCTACGCGCTCATGGGCTGTCTGTGCGGTCTGGGCACCGCAGGCATCGGCAAGCTGGGCGTTAAGGACCGCGACATCGTGGAGAGCCTGGGAGTCCTTTTTCTGAATGCGTAGCGCATGACGGCCTGACGGTCCTCAACAACGTCCACAACTGGGCGGGGTCTGTATTCTACCGGGGTATGGACCCCCGCCTCATGGGCTACGCGGAATTGCAGTATTACGCCGGCTGGTCCCGGTTGATTGCCAAGACAGAAGCCGAGGCGGCTAGAGGAAGGGCACAGAGTGGGTAATGCTTACGCGGTTTGGACAGATTTTCTCGGGAGAGATAAAGTCTCTCAGGTTTACGAGGCGATGGGCCGCGCGGCCGGTCGTTACGCAAACCAAGCCGAGGATGCGTTTGGCCGAGCAAGCCGAGCGTCTGACCGCGCGTCTTCCTCCATGCGTAACGCCACCAAGCGGGGGTACCAGTTCGGCACCGTAGTTAAGGGTATCCTGGCGGCCAACATCATCCGTAGTGGTATCGGGCAGATCGCGGGCGGCCTGACCAAGGTAGGAACGGACTACCTTGAGTTTGGCGACGTGATGACCGGTGCCGTTGCGCGTTTTGACGAGGTGAATACCAAGTCTGCGGCGTTCGGTCAGGCGATAACGACGCAGAGCAAGGGCGTTCGTACAGCCATTTTGGGCACCCGGTCCTCGGCCGTGGACGGGGCTATGTCGCTCAACGAACTGGCCAAGGCCGGGTACAACAGTGCTGCGGCGATGAAGATCCTCCCCAACCTGACCGCCTTTGCCACCGCCGCGCAGGAAAAGCTGGCGGACGCTACAAAGATGTCCTCGGACATTCTAGGTGGTTTTGGTCTCAAAAACGATAACGTAGCTATTCAGTATAAGAACCACATGAAACTGAATGATCAGCTTACCAAGTCCGCGTTGCTAGCTACGGGGGATATGAAGGACCTGTTTGAAACCCTCCAGGTAGTTGCACCCATTTCTGGTGAGATAAAAGCCAGCCAAGAGGAAGTGTTGGCGTTGACCATTGCGCTAAGTAACGCCGGTATCAAGGGCACGGAGGCGGCCACGGCTATCAAGCGTGGGTGGCTCAATTTATTTATGAGTACCGGGCAGATGCAAAAAGAGCTTAACGCTAATGGCATTTTCCCCTATGACCCAAAGACCGGTGCCCCCCAAAAATACACCGCTGTCCTTAAGCAGTTTACCAAGGTTGTCGATAAGTTACAACCGCAGCGCCGTAACTTGATCCTGCGTAACATCTTTGGGGTATACGGTATGGCCGGCCAGATAAAGATGATGCGCGAACTCAAGGCGATCGGGGAATACGAGGACAAAATCCGTTCCGCGGACGGCCTCACCCAGCGTATGGCGGATGCGGCCAATACGTCGTGGAAAGCCAGTTTCCAAAAGCTCGGTAACGCAGCGCTCGAGGCGGGCTTTAAGATACTCGACGCCTTTGCGGTCAAAGGCAAGTCGGGTGTGGATACCCTTACCGCTTCGATCCAGAATTTCAACGTGGACCCGATTATCAGCGGACTGAAAAGCACCGTATGGCTGGTGGAAAAGCTGGGCGCTGTCATCCAGCCCCTCATGTTCTGGATTCCGTACCTGGCTGCCGGCGCACTCATGTGGAAGGGTGCGATGCGGGTTCTCGGCTTTGCTTTCAAGACAGCCACCGCGCTCATCGGGCTGGCAGAAGCCGGGTTTGCCGTCTTCATGGACGGTATCCTCGGTGGCACCGCCATCATCTCGGCCACTGTGCTCCCTGTCATTGCCACGCTGGCCGCTGCCTTCTCTACCATCTCGGCGGGGTATTCACTGATCACCGGGCGCGACAACGCGATCAGCATGCTGGCCCAGTGGGCGGGGATCGTCCCCAAGCTCCGCACCGACGAGAACGGCCAGGTGCTGGGGCGCGCCAGCGACAGCCAGCAGTACCCATGGTGGCGTGAAGAGGCCCCCAACGCTACCGAGGCGCAAGCCCGGGCCAACGGCACTTGGCAGGGCCAGCTCAACATCTTAGGCGCCCCCGCGGGCTCCACGGTAAGCGGTGGCTCGTCTTCCGGCGCCCCGAGTATCAGCATGCACCTCTTGGGAGTCAACCCGTGACGTGGTTCAACCGCCTACAGGAAACAATCGAGTTTACCAGCCCCAGCGGACGTAGCTTCACCGCGGCATGGGCTGGCAACGACCGTACGCTGGACAAAAGCGTGGGGAATTTCTCCTACCCCAAAGTAGATGGTTCGGTTGTGCAGGATCTCGGTTCTCGGGGGGACAAGTACCCCCTCACGTTCCATTTTGAGGGACCAGACCATGATCTCACCTCTCGCCAGTTCTTTCTGGCCTGTAAGGAGCGGGGCGCCTGGATAGTTCAGCACCCGGTTGAGGGCGTGCTGCGGCTGCAGCCGCTGACTATCACGCAGGCGATTCAGCCCGTGGAGTCTGGGCACATAACCGTCTTCACCTCGGATTGGGTCGAGGCATTGGAGTCCGGGCCGCTTCCCTACGCGCCCCTTCACGTCAACGCAGACCCGACCCTCTCGGCGGTGCAGGCTGCCCACGTGGCCAACGTCGATCTCAACAAACCCGTCGAGTACCGGACCGTCTTTCAACGTGTGGCCGATCTGGTGCATGACACGCTCGCCCCCCTAAGCCAGCAGCTTGCTGAGGTCAACGCCCAGAACGGCAGCGAACTGCGGGGGATCATGGAAGCTCTTGGGTCCGCGACTACCGACGTTATGTCCCTCGCAGGGCAGATGCAGGCGCTTGTCACCACACCGGCGCTCTCCAACCAGGATCTTACCAGCCGGCTGTCGTACTACTCGGGGCTGATCGGCCAGCTATTCCCGTCCGGTGGCTCGCGCAATGAGCTCGCGGTGACTGAGGTGGCGGCGACGTCCTGCCTGGTAGCGGCGGTCGAGTCCGTCAACGACAGCGTGCTTACCAACCGCGAGCAGGCGTACACCGCCATTGCCGCACTGCAGAACATGCTGGCCGCGGTAACCGCAGGCCTCGACGCCGGGCAAGCCGCGTACGTGGACGCCCCCCTCGCGCAGCGGTATTTCAGCCAGTCCCAGTCCTACGCCGCAACGGCGGTCATGGTTTCCAGTGCGGTCAACCTGCTCTTGCGCCGGTCCTTTGACCTGGCGGCGGCCAAGCGGTTTACTCTCGAGCGCGACCGCGCGCCGATCGAGATAGCCATCACCGAGGGGGTTGACCTCGACACGTTCATCCAGTCGAACCAGCTTAAAGGCTATGACATTCTCCTGCTCCCCGCTGGGCGGCAGGTAGTGGTGTACCTGTAATGGGGCGCGGGGGCGGACAGCGCGTCACCACGACCTACCGCAAGGGCGAGGACGGCGAGCTCGAGCAGGTTGCGTCCGAGGTCTACGGCGATCCGTCAAAGGGTAGCCTTCTCTGGTCCGCCAATCCCGGCCTACCTACCAGCGGGAAGATCAAGGCCGGCAAGCAGCTTATCATCCCAGGTGCCCGCCCGCTGGATACCCTCACGGGCAAAGAGCGCGATGACCTGACCGTCATAATCGACGGGATACACGTTCCGGTCATGTCCGCCCGGGTGGTCCGCACCATAGATACGGGGGCGGATGGGTGGAGCGCCCGGATAGCGTGGACACCGGGGCAGTTCCCCAAACTGGATCACGCCACCCGGCCGTATGGCTACCCACGCGCGGCGGTCTACCTGGGCAACGAGCTCGTCGTGGGCGGCTGCTTGTACACCGTCGAGCCCGAGATGACCACTGATGGTATGACCAAAGGGCTGCATGGGTTCAGCTTCACCGCTGACGCCATCGACAGCACCGTGCAACCCCCGTATGAGTTCAACGGGGTGACTCTCAAGCAGCTGGCCAATGCGCTCCTTCCCCCGCTGGGCATCAAGGCGGTGTGGGAATGCGATCCCGGCCCGGCATTCGGGAAGGTAACCGCCAACGAGACGGAAAGCATCTTTGCCTTCCTCTCCAAGCTGGCTTCTCAAAGGGGCATCCTGGTGAGCTGCACGCCGCAGGGCGATATGCTTTTTCTGCGGGCAGCGGTGGACTCCAAAAGCATCGGGACCGTGCAGGAAGGGGGGCGGTTTGCGGTGGGGTGGAAAGCGCGCTATGACGGCCGTTTGCGGTACAACCAGTACCGGTGCATCACCAAGAGCAGCAGTAAGACCGGGAAGGTTTTAGACTGGAAAAGCCCCGCGTACTCCGCCAACGGAAGCACAACCCGTAACAGGGCAGTGGTCATCGAACCCGACGATACGGTGCCGCGCTCGAGGTGGATCACCTTTCACGCTGATGATACCACGCCTGGTGACATACGCAATGCTGCCAAGTGGAAAAAAAATAGACAATTCGTCCAAGCGCTCACGCAGGAGTTCCCGGTATCCGACTGGTATGGGCCTGACGGAAAGCTCTGGCGCCCCAATACCATCGTCACCGTGATCAGCCCGACGCTGGGCGTTCCACAGGGTTTTGACTTCCTCATCCGCGCTGTTGAATTTCGGTGGGATGACAGCCGTGAAGCAACGCTCAGTTTGGTGCCGCCCCAAGCGTACACCGGAAAGGATATAGGCGAAGTATGGACCTCAGCGCAGGGACAGTAACGGGGCGGGAGACAGTCGTTGAGGGCGGGGTGACTGCCACCCTCCTGCATGTCCAGTTTACGGATTTTCCGGATGTCCAGTCCGTCCAGCTTATAGGACAGGCCGGAGAGGAGTCCAACCCACCGGATGGCTCGCTGGTGGTGGCCTTGGCTCTCGGGGAAGGGACCAAGGTGGCTGTTGCGACCAACGACGGCGTAGCGCCCGAACTGGCCCCGGGGGCGAAGCGCATCTACTCGGTGGCGGACGGCGCGGTAGCCGCCCAGATCCTTCTCGAGCCGGACGGCACGGTGCGGGTCGGCAATATGGCGGCCAGTTTCACGATGAGCCCAGAAGGCGTGTTCACCTTCACCGGAGCGGTGGTGGTCACGGGGGACGTCGTAGCAAACGGCGTGAGCCTGATGACCCACGCGCATTCCGGTGTAACGCCGGGGTCCGGTAGCACAGGAGTTCCCGTACCATGAGTGACCCCAAACTGATACTCACCGTAAATGGCTCCTACCTGCAGTTCCAGGGCGGCCAGCCGCTCATGGACAACGGACTGGAAAATGCTGCGCTCCTCGCCCTCTTCACCTCGACCGGGTGGTGCGGCAACGGGATGCTCAAGGCGCCCATGGGTAGCGACTTCGAGGCCGCCTGCAACCAGCCACTCAACCGTAAGGCGCTCAACGACATCCGCAACGCTGCCGAGCGGGCGATACCGGGCGCTACGGTCGACGTCACCAACCCTAACGGCAACACGCTGCGGGTAACGGTGGCGGTACCTTACGGCCGGGCGCTGACCCTCACCCGTGAGAGTGGCAACTGGATCTATCAAGCCGCTGACCCGGCGTACCTCAAGGTGGTGTAACGATGATCATCCCAACCACGCAGGAACTATCCGACCAGAACCTCGCGCGACTGGAAGCGGCCATGGGGCAGACCGCCCCCGTAGCCGAGCAAGCATTCTTGCGGGTGCTCGCCGTCGTGGAAGCCATGCTGGGCACGGGGCTCTACAAGTACGCCGCTGAAAGGGCCCGCCAGAACCTGGCCATGACCGCTACGGGTGAGGACTTGGACCTTATCGGCGCGGGTGTCAGCGTAACACGTAAGCCCGCCGAGGCTGCCGCGCTGTCCGCCGCCCTCCCGGCGACAACGGGGACCATCATTCCCTCCACCACCGGGTTCATCGGGGCCGCGAATGGGATGCGCTACTACCTGGACGCCGCAGCAACCAGCGTCGCAGGCGTGGTTACCCTTAGCATGACCGCCGAGGAGACCGGGACGGCTGGCAACCTGCAGGTGGGGGACACACTGAATCTCATAAGTCCGATAGCCGGCGCGAGCACCACCGCAACGGTTACCGCCCTCACCAACACCGGCGCTGAGAAGGAAACCGACGAGGCGTACCGGGCGCGGGTTCTCTTTGCTCTTCGGGCGGTCACGGGGGGCAGCAACGGACAGATTACAAAGTC